CTACACTTCGATGGAAATAATATTGATATAAAAACTCAAGCATTCAAACTCGATACAGACCATCTTGATATAGATTCAGCAGCAGGTGGAAGTGGTAGTATTGCATTAGGTACAACACCACCAACAAGTGCACAATCTGGTAATGGATTCTTTGTAGATGGTTCTGGTAATATTCTAATTGGAAACTCTGCAGCATCACATATAAAATTTAACAAAACTACAGGTGTTCTTGATGTAACGGGTACGATTACCATTAATAACTTTGATTCAGATTTTGGTTCACAGATTAGTGGTTCATGGGAAGATGATGTAACTGCACTACAAGCTGGTTCATCATCAATGCAAACACAAGTTGTGTTATCATCAGGTGGAATGGCATTAAAGAATGCAGCAGGAAATACAACATTAGCTAATTATGGAGCAACAACCACAATAGGACAAACTTCATTGAATCATGTTTCTATTGGTTCCAATTCTATAAAATTAAAATCAGGTTCTGTAGATTTAATCTCGATGGTTGATGATGTATTGACAGTCGGTAATGATTCAAATAACAAAATTACAGTCCAACCTGGTTCAATGCAAATTGGTTCGGTTGCAAATGGTATCACAATGGATGCAAATGGTGATGCAACATTTAACGGAGCAATTACTGTCACTGGTGGTGATATCGCTGGATTGACAGGTTCATTAGATACTGATATAAATGCGTTACAAGCTGGTTCATCATCAATGCAAACACAAGTTGTATTGACTGGTGATGGAATGGATTTAAAGAATGCTGCTGGTAATGTGACAGTTGCAAGTTACGGAACCACATCAACAATTGGAATAGATGCAGATAACCAATCAAGAATTTTTATAGATAGTAATTCAGTAGATTTAATTGTAGATGATAGTGGAACAGATAGTGTTGAAGCATCTTTCGGAGCAACATCAACAATAGGAAATACTGCTGGACAACACATAAGTATTGATACTGATTCCTTTGATATTAAATCAGATGCAAGTACTACACTTGCAACCTTTGGTTCTACTGCAACAATTGGTTTAACCACTGCTGAAAATGTTTTAATAGATGGTAGTGGATTAAGTGTTAGAGATAATGGAACAACATTAGCAAACTTTGGTTCAACAGCAACAATCGGTGCAACTACCGCAGAAAACATATTAATAAATGGTAGTGGATTAAGTGTTAGAGATAATGGGGTAACATTAGCAAACTTTGGTTCATCTATGATAGTTGGACAGAGTGCAACAAATAAATCTGCACTTAGAGTTGATTCAAGTGGTAATATCACAATCGGTACAAGTAACACTACAAATATGACAATCACTGCAGCTGGTGCAGTTACAATGTCAGGAGAGATAACTGCAGGAGCAGGTTCAATTGGTGGGTGGAGTATTGGTGGTTCAACAATCACTGGTGGAAACACAACATTAAATGATAATGGAACAATCACATTAGGTGCAAGTGCAAACGCAAATGTTGACGGAACAAGTGCTGGTATCTATATGGATGCTGGTGGTGATTTCTTAGTATTCGGTGATGCTAAAAATCTTATAAGATTTGATGTTAGTGATGGTGATTTAGATATTAAATCAGAAAAATTAGAATTAGTTTCAACTAAGTTTACTGCATCCTCTGCAGACACATTTATAAAATTAGGTGATGAAATTATAACCACTGGTGGAGAATGGTCAGGTAGTGATGGAGCATTCATTAGTGGTAGTGGTGAGTTCTCATTTAGAAGTGGTTCACAATTTATACAAGCAGTACACGAGGGTAGTAATCGTGGACTACAGATGAACTTTGGAAACTTCTCTGTAGATACATCAGGTAATATGGCTGCATCTAATGCTTCATTTGCTGGAGATATATCCGCAACATCAGGTTTCTTCGGTTCCGCATCAAATGCTGGTTGGATTCTTGATGAAACTGCAATTCGTGATAGTGATTCACAAGTTGTTATTGATGGTGGACGAGGTGATGATAATTCATTCCCTGCAAAGATTGCATTAAATAGTGGTTCATTTTCTGCAGAAATTATACCTACATTTACACCTGCGAATGTTGTTTTAAAATCAGGTGGTTCTGCATATAACGCACCAGATAATCAAACTATAGATAATGATAGTGGTTTAAATGTTACAAGTCAGACTGTATCTTCTGGTCAATCAACAACAGATATTGATGCTTTTGTAAGTTCAATCGGACCAGATGTAAGTGGTTCAAACGGAATAGATGTAAATACATCCTCAAGTGGTACAGGCCCATTATTAACTGGTGCAGGTACTAAATACCAACATTCATTAACATTTTCATTTAGAATTAGAACTGAAGACCCAGGTCTGAGTTCACTTACAATCTCAAGTGGATATGTAAGTGGTACTGCAACATATACTTTAGAAGTCGGTTTATTTGATGTTACTAATGGTTCATATGTAGCAGGTACTAACACTACAATAAATGGTTCTTTCTTTACAGATTGGGATTATGAGTTTGATTTAGAGGGTACTGCACCAAATCAATATTTCCAAGCAGCTAGAACCCTTACAAGAACTGCAGAATCCACAACAACACAAGATAATCATGAATTCGAATGGAGAATAATTGATGCTTCAGCAACAAATAATAATCTTGTTTTAAATTATCAATATCAGTTAGGTGGAGCCTCCACCAAATCTGGTACAAAATCTCTTGATATTGAAGAATCAAGAATAAATGTAACTAAGGTAAAACATCAACCAAGTAACAAAGTAGTTGAGTTATCACCTAAAGGTTTCCAAGCTGTTTTCTTGGGTGAAAGTGATTTAGAAAATGCTGCTAACAAATATTTTCGTGTTACACCAGATGAAGAAAAAACAATTGATATTCTTGGTGAAGCAGTAGTAACAGGTTCGTTAAAAGTTCGAGGTAGAAGTACAACAGATACAACCACAATTGGTTCAGATATCGCAACTACTGGTCATATTGAAACTGATGAATATTTCAAATCAAGTACTGGTGGTTCTGGTGGATATAGATTTGAAAATTCTGCAGCAATAGAATATGATTCAAGTAGAATGCAATTCCATGTTGGTAGTGTATCTTCAGAAGATGCATATATAGATGCAAGTGGTAACTTTCATGCTAAGGCAGATATTGTTGGTTTCTCTGCGACAGTATCTGATATACAATTTAAAGAGAATGTTAATCCAATTCAAGATGCATTATTCAAAGTAAAACAATTAAAGGGTGTGGAGTTTGATTGGAAACAAGATTACAATAATAAAGGACATGATATAGGATTTATCGCACAAGAAGTTGAGGGTGTTAAAGGTTTAGAACCATTTGTAAGTGAACACAATAATATAGTTACAAACAAACCATCTAAAGTAGTTCACTATAATAAGGTTGTAGCATTATTGGTAGAAGCAGTTAAAGAACAACAATCTCAAATAGAGGAACTTAAATCCGAAGTAGAGGAGTTGAGAGATGGCTCTACCAGGTAGTGGTGAATTAAGATTATCTGAGATACTAAACGAACAAAATGAAAGTTCGGGTAGTGCAATTGCAGCAGATTCAAATGTATCTTTAGATTCTTTATCAGATTCTTTTGGAGCAAGTGCAGCAAGTGTATCAGTTACACGAGCAACATTAACGGGTGATGAAGATAAACTATCTCACTTTTATTCAGCAGCATTTCCAGGTCAATTTTCAAATATACTTTTATTTAGAGGTACGGGTAGAGGTGGTAGTGATATTATTAATGATAGTACTAACTCAGATACCTTTGTTGATGATAATGGTTTAGGTATAAAGGCAGAATCAAGTATAGCATCAGTAGCAAAGTTTACAATTGTTGATAGTAATGGTAATGCTTTAAGTGGTACAAACTCAAATATTGAGGGTACTGATAATGAATCAAGTAATCAGTTTGATAAAAATTTATCATCAGTAAGTATTGATAATACTCACGAGGGTTCTCTTATAAAAGTTAAAGTAGAGGATGATGGTAATGCATTCGATAGTAACTTTAGTGATACATTTACTTTTCGTAAAAAACTTTCAGGTGGTGCGTTAACACTCTCACCATCAATGCCATTATTTGTAGATGATTCAGATGATTCTGTAGCCTCAGTTTCAATTGGTGGGACAGTATCTACTGGTACGATAGCAAATACTGATGCTACGGGCACCACTAGCATAATTGCAGGTGATGGTGGAACAATGACTGCTACTGAAGATGTAGAAGATACTTTCACAATAGCAAATACACCAGGTAAGGTGAGAGTTACTGCAACACTACAAGGTAATCCAACTTCACAAGCTACAAGAAATCAACTAACGGGTATAACTGGTGATATTGATGTACGATATAATCGTCAAATTGTAAGTATATCTCGTTCACCACAAAATGTAAATCATGGTGGTAGTGTTACAATTGGTGCAACAGCAAAGGGTGCAACTGCCACGATGAGAATAGGGTATGGTTCAAATAATGCCAATGCAACCTTTGATGCTCAATCTGATAAAGTAGTAGATACTTTGTATGTTGCAGATGCAGAAACAGAAGCATTTACATTATCACATTCGAGTCCTACAAATAGTACTTCAAGAGAAATAGTATATCCTAAAGCACAATACACAACGGGTACAAGTGCATTTGGTGTTGGTTCTGCTATTTATATTCTTCCTACATTAACTTATTCTACGAGTGGAGATAAAACAGTCAATGCAAATGGTTCTGCACAAACTTTTTCTGCAACTCTTGCCGCTGGTTATAATGCTGGTATGACAATTAGTAGTAATTTTAATGGAACTACACAAAGTGGTTATGGTAATAATTTATCCATAACACCAGGTACTGCAAATGGTGTTTATACAATTAGTTTTGCAGGAACTGCAGATGATTCACAAACAAATAATCAAACTGATACTTTAACAGTCAGACCGACTGTAAGTTTAGTAGAGGATAATAGTAAAACTACTGCAGATGTACTTGGAAGTTATTCGAGTGGATTAACACCAACAGGCTTTAGTGTAACTTCATTAGCATTTACTGCAACTGCAGTTGGTAATACTATTCAATACAATTGGAGTCCACCAGGAGATTTCACAGCAACATCAGGTGGTGGTACTAGTCAATCATTTTTACAAGGTAGTTTTCAAGGTGGTGCAAATACACAAGATTATGATTTTGATATAAATGTTAGTGGTGGTGGAGCAACATCTACTGATGCTACTGTCACTATTGCTACTACGGTCTTATCACAACAAGCGTTAACGAGTTTAACCACCGATAATCAATCAGTTAGAAGAGGAGCATCAGGTGACCTCGGTGTTAATTTTACTTCTACTAATATGGCAAAGGCTGATATAGTACTTTGTTTTGCATCTGTTGCAGGTGGGAGTGAAGAAAATGATTTGAATTCACATACTTTATCTCATTCTGCTGGACAAAATTTAACCAATACAAAAAACACTGCAACTGCACAATCATTTGATTATAATGTACCAGATGTTGGTGTTACTAAGACAGGATTATATGATGTGTTTGTACGAGATGAAGATTCAACTGGTGAACACTTACCAGAAGCAAGAACTGGTACCACATATGATATCGTGGTTATTGATAAAGCACCAACAGACCCAGGTAACTTCAGTACTACTGCAGGTGGATATAGTGGAGACCAAGCAATAGCTTGGAGTGCAAGTACTTATGCAGCAAAATATAAAGTTTATCGAGCAACATCAGAGGGTGGTAGTTATTCTCATATTGCCACACCAACATCTGCAACTCATACGATTACTGCAGATGCAAACAATACATTAAATTTCTATTATAAAATATTAGCACAAAATGATAATTCATATGTAGATAATAATGGTGGACCAAGTACTTCAGATGAAAGTAGTGGATTTAACACAGCAAGAAATTATATTGTTTTTCCTGTCGGGGCTAATACTAAGAATGTGATTACAAATAACAATCAAATAGTTAGAACTTCGTTAAATAATTCAACAAGTACAAGTTTTACATTTAGTAACCCAACAAATGAAACAGATGCTGCATCAATTGTAAGTTATGCATATAGTTTAACCACAGACCCAGGTGGAGCAACTTTAAATAATACGAGTACACAAAATGCTCAGTTTGTTGCTGGTTCAAATTCAAGTGCATCAGGTACTGGTGTAGTTCAATTAATCACTACACTTGAGGGTGGGAATGATTCAGATACTACTTGTACAAGCTCTTCAAATATAAAGGTTAAGCATTATCCAAAGATTACTGCATCATCAACATTTCCTAATCCAACGAAAAAGAATTTAACTAATATAACTATATCATCTATAAATTATCAAGGATATCGTAATAATGGAACTGCTATGACTCTTACTTTTAGAATTGTAGCATATAATACACAAACAGTCATTAATGATAATGGAGAAGTAACAATCTCAGATTCTGCAATCACAGATGCAGATATCACACCAGTTTCGATACCTGATTTAACTGCTAATTTAGGAATTATAACTGGTACTCTTGGTCAAGGTAATCAAGCAACATTACAAGCAAAATTTAATAACAATAATAATGCAGAAGACCCAGACCCTGGTTATGAAGATTTAGATACAGTCACAGTCAGAGTACCAGAAACACTCACATTATATGTTGCAAGAGGTGGTACATACACAACTACATTTACAGGTGCACATAATTCTGCTGAAGATGCTTATAATGATAGTAGTGTTCCAGCAAATAATGATGTTATAATATTTCCTGCTAGTGCGGGTACACCTGCACAAGGTGAAGATTTACTTGTATTACAAGCAGATGGTGGAACAGACCCAGCAAATGGTAATAACAAATACATGAAGATTTATCAAATTGGTGGTTCAAATGGTAGTGTTAATAGTGATGTTATAAGAGTTGCTACAGATGGTGAAATATCAGAATATTATGATTTTGCAAATGTACCACCAAAAGCAGCAACAAGTATTTCTACATCACAATCTGTTACTTCAGTAGGTATGAGTAGTGCAACAAGTCCATCTACTCTAACTTTTGGTAATGCTAGTGGACAAAGTATTAGTATTAGTGGTAAATCCACTACTAAAACAGTCACAGTCAATTGGACAGATACTTCAACAATAAATACTTCATACTCAGTAGCATTTAATGGTACTACCTCTACGGGTATTAGTGCAACTGCAACATCAAAAGCATTTACAAGTATAACAAATGGAAGTTATTCTGCACCAACAGTCAATGCGATAAGAGGTACAAGTACTACTTCAGCTAATGGAAGTGGAGTAACAGTCGCTAACGATGGTACAATTTACATTCGAGTTATAGTTAGAATTTCTCAATATGCAGCTGGGGATTGGAGTTGGACAACGAATTATCAACAAAATATAACAAGTATCACAGGTACAACATGGAGTAGAACTGGAATAGAAATTGATGCTCCAAGAGATAGTTCAAGACTTGGAAGTAGTTATACTTACAATTCTTCATCAACACCAAATGGTGCTAATCAGTATCAAATTAAAGTAGAATATCGTAAGAGTTCTTACACTGGTACACTATTACATACATCATCTGCATTTGATGTAGCAAGGAATGATAAATTAGTATGGAATAATAATGCAGGAGCATTGAATGTTTCTGTAGCTAATGGAGCAGATTTCTTCTACTTTGGTGGAACAACTCTTGATAGTGGTGAATCTGCAGAGTGGACAAGTGCTGATACTATAAATCAATATCTTCTTGTAAATGATGGAAGTAATTATAAAACAAGAGATATTTCCCTTACCTCTACTGTCAGTTTGGGTGGTAGTAATGATTTAGCCGAAACATACTATTATAAAATACTTAATCAATCAGGCACTACAACAACTGGTACGACTGGATGGAGTAGTCAAACATTTCCAAATAGTGTTACAGATGCAGGTGAATTTACAGCAACAAATCATAAGATGTTTTTGGTGATTGGTAGTATGGCATCAGTTACAGCTGAAAATTCAACTACTGATACTTACACTATTACTGCTGCTTCACATGGATATGTTGATGATATCTTTACATTATCTTTAGCTGTTGATGCACCAGCTGGTGGTGGAACAGGTGGTGGTGGTGGAAGTTGTTTCCCTTATGGTACACAAATATGGATGGCAGATGATACTTGGAAAAATATTGAAGATGTAAATATTAATGATAAGGTTAAATCTTATGATGTAAGTACTGATACACAACCAAGTACTGATAGTTATGCAGAGTTCTTAGGATATAGATGGGATGGTATGAATGGTTCTATGGCAGAATCAAATGTAGTATTAAAAGATGCAGATTACTACTATGACCATTATCAGATAACATTAGAAAATGATGAGGTAATAACTGCTACTTATGAACACCCACTATTTGTAAAGAGAACACTTCCACACGAAACAAAATATCGTTGGATAAGAGTATTCCACATCAACAAGGATACTGATGAGATAATGGCAGTAGGTGGGGAAGCAATTGGTATTACAGATATAACTTATCATCAAGAAGAGGAGATATTCGTCAGACTTAATGTTGAGGATATTGATAACTACTTTATTAAAACTGGTGAAAAAGTTTACATTGCTCACAACGCTGGTAAGGGTGGACCATAAAAAAATAATCCATTCTTGGAAATTAGTATTATATTTATATACAAGGAGTTTTAATGTCTAAAGAGTACGATGTATATTATTCTACAGGTGGTGGAAGTATGATTGGTGGTGGTGCCGATGTTTGGGTTAATAATTGGATAGAAGAAATTGCCCCACATCTAAAAGTAAAACCAAAATTACTAATACACAGAACCAAACCAAAAAAACCACTCACGCAAGAACAAACACATAATTTTGAAAAAAGTGTTAGTGCTGATAGAGGTGGTAATACTGGTAGACAAGTACATAAAAAAATAGAAAAGAGTTATAAAGAAATTTTAAAAGATGATTTAGAACATCATTGGCAAGGAGAAGATAAACAAAAGTTTAGAGATTTACTTGCTAATGCAAGAAGAATACATATACTTCATGGATATTATGCACCACATAAATATATACTTGATAACAAAGATAGAATATATAGTAATGGTGTTCATGTTTGTGTAAAGGATTGTTTACGAGCACCTTTTATTTTAGATGTAAAGAAATCATATCACTTTCATATGGTTGAACATTGGGAAAAAGATATATGTGAGATTGCCAAACATCCATTTTGGATTGGTGTAACTGATAAGAAGTTAGATGTACCTACAGAATGGATTCCAAACTATTATGAGTTTAAACATAACCTTGATGTAAATGATAGTAATGAAATAGGTTTTGCATCAAGAATGGAAACACGAAAATGTCCACACTTTCTTAGTGGTATGAAAGCAATAGTACATACATCGAGAAGTGAAATAAATTTTTGGAAAAAGTGGAATGATTTAGATTCAAGTAAATGGAAAGTGTATGGGTTTAATTATAGTTTCCATGATAAGTTTATGAGTAAGGATTGGGGTATAAGTCATTCAGCACATATCTACGAACCATTTGGATACTCAATATTCCAAGCAGTAGATTATGGTAAAATACCTATACTTGCAGAAGATTGGTTACCAAAATATGATTATCCATTGAGAGCAAGTAATATAAAAGATTTTAAATTACAATATGAAAAAATATGTAAAATGGGATTAGAAGAAAGAAGAGATTTAGTTTTTCCACTAAGAGAATATTTAACAGAACATTTTGGTGATAAACAGAAATGGGTTGAACAAATGTTAAGAATCTACAATAGTTGATATTTATAGATATGAGTACAGCAATAAAACAAGATTTATCATTAGGAAAGTTAAAACGAGCGGTTAGTTCGTCTGTTTCTAATTATACTACAATTTCATCATTAGAACAAAATGGTGGTGGTGGTAATGATATAAAAATGTCCGATTTCTCTATTAGTTCAGTTGATAGTATGACAGGATATACCTATCTGTGGGAATCTACTGCAGAAGATTATATTCTTACCTTTTCAGGTAATGGTTCATTGTTTAATGATAAAATTGCAAAAGTATCAGATAATTTTACTTGGACATTATCTACGGCTGGAGCGACTGTAACTAATAATGGAGCAACAGGTAGTATTGCAGCAGCAGCAATATCAAACGCAAATACTGGTACTGGTGATGATAGTGATTTCTTTCCCGCAGGTACAAATAACATAAGTATGAATGTTAGTGCTAAATTAGCAGAAGATGGACAATCAGATGGATTTAATGACCATGCAACAAATTACAATACCAACAGAACTAAAGGGATAGTTATTGTTGATAGTTATGGTTCACCTGCAGACCCATCATGTCTTTTAGTTGGAAGTAAAGTTGATATGGCAGATGGTACTAAAAAACTTGTAGAAGATTTAGAAGTTGGTGATTGGGTAATGTCAATGAATATGCCAGGTCAGTTAGATGAGGATGAAGAAGATTGGAGAGCATGTAGATTTCCCGATGAGAAAACAGAAGCGTTTACACAACACTCTGCAAGTGTTCAAGATATTAATTTTGATTTTGTTAGAAGTTATTGGAATATAAATAACGGAGAAGAAAAAATTACAGGTGACCATGAAATGTTATACAAGCCAGTAGGAGAAAATACTTGGATGTGGAACTTAGTACCAAATATGTTGGTGGGTGGTCATTTAATGGATAAGAATGGAAATGAGGTTTTAATTACACAATTAGAACAAGTTATAGAAGAGGATGGATTTGAGGTAGTACAAATAGATGTTGAACCATTAGATGTATATTTTGGTAGTACATTTTTAGTACACAATAAGGGAAGTAATACAGACCCATTTGCATAATAAATAAAAAGGTTTTATGAAAAACTCGTTACTAAACTACGATTATATAATGAATTACATAACAACGAATGAGAAAGAGAAAGTTCCTTATCGTTGGTCTCATGGTGCAGATGATATGCATCTCGGAGATGGTATGATTGTTTATTCTTTGATTTACTTTCATAAATTTAAAAATTGTGTATGTTTAGGAAGTGGTGGTGGATACATACCACGAATCATGACACAGGCAAGATATGATTTAGCACAAGAGGGATTTTATGAAGATGTAACAATGGAGTGGGGTGATAATGGTTCTACTTATATTGTTGATGCATGTAATGGATTTAATGGTGAGGTTGATTGGGAAAAAGAAGATAGTGTATTTAGAAGACACTTCACACCAAAGTTTATTAAAGAAACTACAGAAAAAGCATTCCATGATTATTTTGTAAAACAAGATATAAAAATAGATTACTTACATATTGATGCAGACCACACATTTGAGGGTTGTAAAAAAGATTTTGAATTATATTCACTAATTATGAACAAAGGTGGTATCATCACGATACACGATACAGATAAAGATTATGTAGATAATTTTGTAGAGTTAGAGGGACATGAGGGAGATGATTTATCTGGTCCTGCTGATTTTATAAAAACTATCGATAAGAGAAAGTTTGAAGTATTTAATTTATTTAATCATAATATAGTAAAATGGAAACCGAGTTCTACTGGTATAACGATTGTGAGGAAACGATGAAACCACAAGAAAATTTAGTTACGGTCTGTGGACACAATACAACAATGTTACATCATATGTTAAGACATTATCAGTACAATGTCAAGGAATTTTTTGTAGTGTTGTATGCACACCATAAGGATGACCCTGTCATAGAAGAGGGAAAACAAATATTAGAAAAGTTTAATCTTAAACCACATAGAATTGCTATAGAAGAAGCATTTAATTGGAAAAGAGTTACAGAGTTATACAACGAAACTACATCATTAAAACCAGATGAGTGGTGGATAGTTGCAGATGATGATGAATTACAATTATACTCTAAACCAACCTATCAGATTATAGATGAATGTGAGGATAACGGATGGGAATTTGTTACAGGTGGGTTTCTCGATAGAATAGGTGAAGATGGTTGTTTTCCAAAAATAACAGAAGATTCTGATATATGGAAAGAAATGCCAAACGCAGGATTCTTTAGATATCCACTAAGTAAAGCTGAAGCAAACAAAGTTACAATGTTAAAAGGTAAACATAATGTAGTTCCAGGTCAACACTTTGTACAATTTGAAGATGGAAGTACATCGTGGGGTAAATCACATCCACTACGATATCCTACAGAAAAGAACTTCACACAAGTTCATCATTTTAAATGGGATTATTCAGTACTACAAAGATTAAAAGAAGTAAGTAATTCTACAGCAAATGAATCTTTTGCACAAGAATATAAAAAGATGTTATCTGCAATAGAACACTTAGATTATAAATTAGATTTAAACAATAGAGAATTCATGTTTGAGAGGATAGATGTACCAAACTATAATCATTATAGAAAATGGAACGCATTAACTAAAAAAATATTGAATATTTCAGGTTTATGATACTATTTATATATAGTTATAACAATATTAAATTAAACTCATGAGGTTATTATATGGCTACAAAATCAAATGAAGAAATCGTATTAGAAGAACGCAAAGTAAAAGCACTCGAAAAGATTGCTAATACTATAGATGCACTTACAATATGGTTCGAAGATATCGATAAAGCAGAATGGAGTGAAAGACTTCAATGGTATTTATATCGTTTTCATGATAAGTATGTAGGACAAGAAGAAGAAGAGAAGAAGTAATGAAACTCGGAGTTATCGTACCATATCGTGGACGACCAACTCATCTTCGTAAGTTCAAAGACCATTTAACTACTTATCTAAAAAGTAAAAATATATCTTTTCAGATAATAGTTGTAGAACAAAATGATAGTTTACCATTTAATCGTGGTAAACTATTGAATATAGGTTTTCTTGAAGCACTAAAGAAACGATGTGATTATGTTGTTTTTCACGATGTGGATATGTTACCATTGCGTGTAGATTACTCACCATCGGATGTACCCTTACATTTAGCAACACTATTCAAAGGTGGAAATCAAGAAGTTTTTGATACATACTTTGGTGGTGTTACAATGTTTCCAATCGATGCATTTAAAAAAATCAACGGATATTCCAATGAATATTGGGGTTGGGGATTTGAAGATGATGATGTACTTCTACGCCTAACTGAACAAAACATCGGAACAGATTTCGAAGTATATGAAAGTGAAAAGGAATTTAACGCTGGATTATATCTACATGGTGATGAATCTTACATCTCTTGTTTAAACACAATAGATTTAGATAAAGATTTCACTATACATTGTACATTCAAACCAGATGATATCATACCTGAGTATACAAAAACTCACGATGAATATTGTGTGTTCAGTATTCCAGGTTGGGATACTTCTATAAGTTACAATTCATTCAATAGATACAAGTTTGAAATGTGGGATATAAACAAAGAATGTTATTCACTTACATCAGAACACTCACCAGCTAAACTAACAAGAGTAACAATAACTTTTGATAAAGCAGCAAGAATACTTAGAATGTATCAAGATGGTAAAGAAGTTGGTAGAACAAATATAAAGAGAAAAGTATTTGATTCAAAACCACAATTTTTTTATTTAGGTACAGGTGCACCAAAACGAAGTGGAGATATAAAAAGCTATCGTGGATTGATAAAGGATTTTTGTTATTGGGATACTTGTTTAGCAGGTAATGAAGTACAAGAGATTCACAATAATTATGGTATAAATTATTTGGCATCACAAGGACAATATAGTTCTGCTGATTACTTACAAATATATTATGATATGAAACACACTACCTTAGACCACGAGTATGATTACACTCATGGTAAGGTTATCGATTTAGTAAATCCAAGTGAAGTTCGTGCTAGTGCTAAAACACAAAATTGTATACCAAGGTCAGAAGTAGAATTAGAAAATAAAAAAATAGTAAAACCATATCGTAGACAAGGAAGTTTTCAATTACAGAAACATCAAAACGAGGGTTATGTAAATGGTAAATGGAAAACCGAGTCAACAAGATTAAATCAGATTCGATTCTTTAATCAAGTTAGAGCTAATAAAACAAATCTTGGTATAGATGGTTTGAGTAATTTAGAGTTTGAATTGAATGATGAGAAGACACGAAGAGAATATACTCACCTAAAGGTTACTTTGTGAAATTAGGAATATGTATTCCATATAGAGATATCGGTGATGGAGTTAGAAAAAAACATTTAGATACTCTTGTTCCTTATCTTGAAAAGTTTTTTGCTGAACGAGATATAGATTTTAGAATCTACATTGGACATCAAGTAGACGATAAAAAGTTTAATCGTAGTGGTACAAAGAATGTTGCATTTCTTGCTGCAAAAGAAGATGGTTGTGATTATGTAGCATTTCATGATGTAGATATGTTACCAACAGAAGATGTTGATTACTCACATCCAGGTGAAACACCAAAACAGATTGCAGCTTATTTATCACAATGGGATTATACTTTAAGAGATAATGAATACTTTGGTGGGGTTGTATTATTCACTATAGAACAATTCGAAGCAGTAAATGGTTATCACACTAACTATTGGGGTTGGGGTATGGAAGATGATGATTTATTTTGGAGATGTTATCTAAAGGGTTATTACAAACCAGATACAATTCCAGGTCCAGGTTCACAAAAATTTTTAAGGTTTGATGGTAGAACAAGTTATATTGAGATACCACCAAGTAGTACTTTAAACGAAGTACCATTCAAATCATTTACTTGTGAAGTACTTGTAAGGGGTGTTGTAAAAACAGATGAAGAAGAATATCTAATAGGTAATGATAGTTCTAAATATATCAAGTATCCTTTACTATGTAAACAAGGTTGGGATTTTGATATTTCATATAACAATGCAAGAGCATGGTCTGCATCATTGTGGACATTTAAAAATCAACATTTGTATAGTTGGGTAAAAAGATATTCTGATTTATGGACAAAAGTAAAATTAGAAGTTAATACAAAAGGTAAATACAGAAAGTTAACTATCAATGATGTTGAGTATGGACCAAAGTTTGGAATACAACAAACTAAATTAAAATTTGATGATAGGTTAAGAAGATACCCACCTAAACCATTTTATGTAGGTAGGAATGCACCAAACTCGTGGGGTAATATAAGAAACTTTTTTAAAGGTGATTTGGCATACTTAAAAATATATAACCACCAGAGAAAATTAATTTTACATTATGATATGAACAAATCATTTAAAGGTAGTACTATAAAAGATTTATCCAAGTATGGAAATGATGGTAAGTTATTTTTATATGATGGTAAAGTAAAGAAAGAGAATATAGAAGAATTAATACAAACACTTATACCAGATAGAAGATATGGAACTATGGAATGTTTACCACATGAAGATGAGGGTATCGTTGATGGTTCATTTCAAGGTGATATAAGTGCAACAGCGAGAAACGAATTGATATATAGAAAACATATGCAAAAGGGTGAGATTGATATTGATAAAGATGAACATGGTTTACATCAGATGAAATATGAAGTGGATTCTGTGGAAGATGATATTTATAGTAGACATAAGATAATTAATGTGAGGTTTTAATGGCGGATAAAGAAAAAGGTTACAAAACAAGGACATACTTAGAAAAAGATGCACCACATCTTGTTGAAACTAAGGCTAAGTTAGATAAGATTGGTAAAGGTATGTGTTTAGCAAAATGGACACAATCAACCATTCACTTACAGCTCGGTCATACTCATAGTTGTCACCATCCAAGAACACACAAAATATCAACAAAAGAGATTGCAAGAAATCCATCTGCACTACATAACACCAATTACAAAAAACAACGAAGAAGAGAGATGTTAAATGATAAACGTCCACCCGAATGTGAATATTGTTGGAATGTAGAAGATAGTTCAGATAGATTTAGTGATAGGGTATTTAAATCAAGTGAGAGTTGGAGTTTACCACATTACGATGAAATTGTAAATGCAGATTGGAGAGAAGATTATAATCCAAGATATGTTGAGGTAGCATTCTCAAACGCATGTAATTTTAAATGTAGTTATTGTGGACCAGCATTTTCATCCACTTGGATGGAAGAGATAAATAAACATGGTGGTTATAAAACCACTACAGGTTTCAATGACCCATTAGGATTAAAAGCAGAAAGTAAAGTTCCTATTCCACATAGAGAAGAAAATCCTTATGTTGATGCGTTTTGGAAATGGTGGCCAGACCTTTATCAAGATTTACATACATTTAGAATTACAGGTGGAGAACCTTTATTATCAAATGATACTTTTAAAGTATTGGATTATATATTAGAACATCCTAATCCAAATAAAAATTTAAGTTTAGCAATCAATAGTAACTTAGGTGGACCAGCAAAACTAATTGATAAGTTTTTAGAAAAGATGAAACGAATTGAAGATGAGGGTAGAGTAAGAGAATTTATTTTATTCACTTCAGTAGATGGTTGGGGTGAACAAGCAGAGTATCCAAGACATGGATTAGATTTTAATTATTTTTGGGATAATTGTCATAAAGTATTAACTAAACTACAGAGATGTAATTTAACATTTATGTCAACATATAATGCACTATCAGTTCCAAGTTATAAAAAACTTATAAAGGGTGTTTATAATTTAAAAGAAGAGTATTCATCATCAGATAGATATTGGAACTCTGCAACATTTTTAGATTCGAGTTATCTTAGATATCCACAACATCAGACAGTGCAAGTTTTACCAATGGAGTGGTCAAAGGAAATACTTCAACAAGCACAATTAGTTGATTACTATGCGTTACCAGTATTTGAACATATGTATACAGGTTATTCTGATATTGAGATTCAAAAAGTAAAAAGAATATATGATTGGATGATATCAAGAAACATGAGTGAACTAAGAGATGATGAAGCATTGAAAAGAAATAGACATGATTTTGGTGTATTCTTTAAAGAACATGATAGAAGAAGAGGAACAGATTTCTGTAAAGTTTATCCAGAGTTTGCAGATTTTTACCACAAGTGTTTGGAGATTAAATTATGAGAATAGAAGACCCATTATTCATTACTACAAAACATAAGTATAATTTAAGTACATATGAAGTATGGCCAATCATGGAAGATAATGTTACTTTCTGTGCAAGAATCAAACCAGATTGGGATAAGTTTGAAAAGGAAGAAGATATTGGTGTAGTTATAAAAAACGGAAAACATGCAGGTATACAATTATCAAAAAACCATTTAGGTGAGGGTTTTATAAAAGCCATACTTTGGGTTACTGATGAAGAGAATGGTGATTATCCAGTCCAAGTATTTAATAATATTGGTAAAGTACCAAATGATGATTGGTGGGATGTAGCATTCAGATGTGATTTAGAAAAGAAAGAAATATCTATTATGGTTAAAAAATCAAATTGGGATGAACCACATATTGAGACTGTAAAGTTTAGTGGAGTACCAGTTGATTACACAGAAGCTTGGTTATGGGTTGCATGTAATAATGCATTAGAAATGACACCAGATAAAGATAAAGGATTTTATCATGGTGATATAAGTAAGTTCGGTGTATTTGGAAAAGTTTTAAATGAGGATGAGTTTGTAAAATTCTTTAATACTGATTTTGTTTTAGAGGAATGGGCCGAAGACAAAACAATAGCAGTATGTAATTTTGATAAGAGAACACCATATAAGTTTTGGGATGAATCTATGAATGGTAATTACTTAATGTTGTATCAAGCAGAATGGGGAGATTTATTTTGATATTAATATCACATAGAGGAAATTTAAATGGTAAGTCAGATAGAGAAAATGAACCATTGTATATTGTTGAAGCGTTAGAACAAGGTTTTGATGTAGAGATTGATGTGTGGTGGAAAGATAATGAATTTTGGTTGGGACATGATGAACCACAATATAAAGTTAAAAGAGAGTTTTTACAAAACAGAAAGTTATGGTGTCATTCAAAAAATATTGATGCATTTTATCAAATGGTTGATGATGAAAAAATACATTCATTCTCACATGATAAGGATGAGGTTGCATTAACTACAAAAGGTTATTTTTGGTCGTTATCAAAAACAAAAATGACGAATAGGAGTATATGTGTTATGCCTTCCACTACATTGGATTTACCAAAAGGTATAGCAGGAATTTGTTGTGATTTTGTTTCGAGGTATAAATGATTATATATTGTGATGGGGATAGTTGGACAGCAGGAGATATAGTAGACCCAGAGTTGTTTGGTGATGATTTAACTAAAGTTAATGACCCATTAAATACACCTTACAGACTCTCTAAAGTTTGGCCTGGAATGTTAGACTACGAAACTATAAACGAAAGTGAAGCAGGTTCATCTAATGATGCAATAGTTCGTAGAACTTATAGAAATGTTCTTAACTTATTAAAAGAAAACAAACCAGAAGACTTGTTTGTAATAATAGGTTGGTCATCACCAGAAAGAAAAGATTTTTACTATCATGGTAAACACACATCTTGGGAAACTTTATATCCAGCACAATTCGAACAAGATTTTAATTTTTATGATAAAACTGCAGAAAAAGAGTTACAAAAATTTTATAAAATATATTTAAAATATTTTTGGAATCAAGAAGAATATCTTGAAAGGTACATACAACAAAATTTATCCATACATCATTTTCTACTTAACAAGGGAATTAAACATTTATTTTTTGATGCATTCTTTGAATCAAAAGAAAATGGGTTATGGGGAGATGAAGAGTTATTAGACCACCTATCTGATTCAGATACAATACAAGAAGAATTTATCAAGTTGAGAGAAAAATTTTTTATTCCAATTTCAATGAAACAATACTTATTAAATACAGACCATGAGTTTATGTGGGATGGACATCATCCAAGTGAACAAGGACATAAACGCTGGTCAAAAAACATAAATAAAATTTTAAAGGATAGGTTATGATTAAACTAATTATCTTTGATTTAGATGGTGTGTTGGTAGATGCAAAAGAAATACACTATCAGGCACTTAATAAAGCACTTTCCAATGTTGATAAAAAATATGTAATTAACCGAGAGGAACATATTTCTACATATGATGGTAATACTACAATCACAAAGTTAAATCTTTTATCACAACAAAAAGGATTACCTTATGACTCCCATGAAAGTATTTGGGAAGATAAACAAGATATAACTTTACAGATGATAAATGATTTAGATAAAGATGAACGATTAGTAGAGGTGTTGAAAAAATTAAATGATGATGGTTACATATTATGTTGTGCAACTAACTCGATTAGAAAAAGTGCAAAACTACAATTGATTCGTAGAGGATTTTTAGAACATTTAGATTTCGTATATTCTAATCAAGATGTAGTGAATCCAAAACCTGCATCAGAGATATATTTAAAATGTATTATCAAAGCAGAAGTAAATACAAAAGAAACAATTATATTAGAGGATTCTGATTTAGGTAGAGATGGTGCAAGACAGACAGGTGCTCATGTATTGGATATCGAAAACTCAGATGATGTTACTTATGAAAAAATTAAAAACTTTATAAACGAGTGGGATTATATAAAGTGAAAAACTTATATGTAAATGGTTGTAGTTTTACTGCAGGTGATAATTTAGAAGATGGATTTACTTGGCCTGAGTTATTAGCAAAAAAGATGAATCTTGATTTAAATTGTAGAGCAGTAAATGGTAGTTCTATGGATACTATATTTTATAACACTATTAATCATTTACAACACTTTGATTCTAAAGATACATATGTTGTTATAGGTATTACTTGGCCAGAAAGATTTGGTGTATTTTTTGATAGGGTATTACTCAATGTTACACCTGCAGATTTAGATAATAAATTGTGGGAAACTAAGATAAGTACATTTAGAAGAATGAGTGGACCTACATTAGAAACAATAGAAAAGATTGATGAATATTATCCACAAATTCAACATACAAAAAATTATAAAAAAGTATTAAATGCATTTCTTGAATACTTCAAAGAGTTAATGACATATGACCCTAACTTAATAGAACATTCATGGATTAAAATGTTAACACAAGTACTTGCATTAGATTCATATTTAAATGATAATGGATTCAAACATAAGTTTGTAGGGTGGAACTTATTTAATACTGCAACTACTGGTAGTAAACCAAAACTTGATGATGATGGTAACAGAATAGATTCACATTATGTAAACGATGTATTACTACCAAAGATAAAAAAATTAGATGTAATAGACTTTCCACAAAAATTTGGTGGTATTAATGAAGATGGACTACACAATAGTCATCCTAATAAAGAAGATTGTATAGATATAAGTGAGAGGATTTATGATAGCATTAACGGATAGTTTTAATCAAGTAAGTATGCATGACCCTACACCAGATATCATAGATATCTATAAAGATGTACCAGAAATAAATGAAATGGATAATAGGGGTGAACCAATATGTAGACCTTTATTTTCACATTCAAGTTTACCAGATAGAATGGAAATGGAGTTACTACCAACAGAAAAATTTGATTTTAAATCTGAATTTAGTTATGTTATTCATGTACATCACAACCAAAAGTTATGGCCAAAACATATTCATAAGATACCAGATATTATTTTAGATAACATTAGAAAAGGTAATGGGTGGTTAATTTTTGATAATACACTTGAGGGTGATAGAATAGATGGTGAGTATTTATTAGAACAATTCTATGATAATTTAAAAAAATTGAAGTTACCACTTGATAAGATTGTTTTTGTAACAAATGATTTGAATGCAGAACAAATACATAAAGAGTTTGGTTCTAATGAAAGAATAAAAGTAATATCTTATATGTGGAATGTATATGATATAAAAAGATTAACTAAAAATAAGCATTTACGAAAAGTAACTGCACAAGAAGAAATAGATTATAAAAAAATTAACATAAATAAAGTAAAACATTTTTTAAAAGTAAATCGTACAAACAGACCAGAACGAGATTTGTGTATGTTGTTTATAGAAAAAGAAAATCTTTATAATGAATTTAAAATTAGCTTTCCACAATTAGGTGAAGATTTATTTCCACCACACAATAGATTTAAAAAATATACTACATCAGAGTTAATAGAAAGTTTGAAATCAAAATTACCATTTGATATAGATGTTACGGATAAAACAAATCACGGCCCTGCAGGATTGGGTAAGGGTAAGTTTGATGCAGATTTACCATTCCAACCAATACATTACAGAAATACTCTTATTAGTGTTGTTATGGGTGCATTTCCCTTTGTTGATAATTGTTGTCATTTACATAGTTCAACATATAATCCTATTTATCAAGGACATCCAATAATTCAGTTTGGTCCATATAAATCTCTCGAAAAAATGAGAGAACAAGGATTTAAAACATTTGATAAATGGTGGGATGAAAGTTATGATGATATAGAAGATGGTTGGGAAAGATTTGAGGCAGTGTTATCTTTGGTACATAAGATATCCACTTTACCAAAACACAAGGTTTTAGGTATGTTAGATGAGATGATAGGGGTATTACAACACAACATTGATTTAATTAATAGTTATTCAATTGAAAATCTATACGACAAAATATACAATGATTAATCACGAACACAAATTTATTTTTATTCATATGCCAAAAAATGCTGGTACTACAATAGGAAAAGCACTTTATGAATTAGTTGGTAAAGACCCAAAAACTTATAGTGGGTTTGAAATACATCATGATGAGTATGATGATGATATTTGGAAAGATTATTTTGTATTTACTTTCACAAGAGATTCACATAGTAGATTACTATCTCAATATCGTTATAGAGATTTTTTATATAAACATGATTTTAAATATGCAATAGAAAATATGAAAGAGTTATTTGAAGAACACTACGAAAAAGTATCAGAATTTTATTGGGATGATGATATAAAAAAGATTGCAATTTATTATGGTGAGTGGATACACTTTCCAACACAAAAAGAGTTTTTAATGGGTAATTATAGTAATGGGATAGATAAACGACCATACATAGATTTTTATGGTAAAGTTGAGACAATACAAGAAGATTTTGATTATGTTTGTAAAAGAATAGGATTACCAAGATATGAATTAAAGAAATTAAATAAATCAAGTAATCCACAAGTAGAAGTAGAAAAGTTAGATTATGAATACTAAAATATATAATAATAAATATAATATTATTATTACGAATTCCGATATAAAGGTTGAGGATGTAGTTAAAAAATATAACCTATCCGATTCAAAACAATATGAAATATACAAAGGTGATTTGAATAAGATAGCATTTAAAATTAGAGAATATGAATTAAAACATGATGAGATATTTAGTGGTAATATACTAATACATAAACTTACAGATATGGATATAAAAACAATCACCAATGGTTTAGTTTTAACTGATAATTGTATTTATGTAACTAATTACATAAGTGTAGGTAATAATGAAGAGTGTTCTATTAATCAGAACTTTATGTATTGTAGTTCAATGGTGTTATGGATTATGTCACAATATTCAAGAAACGAATATCCATTGTTTCACAATCTTAGAAGAAGTAGAATACTTTTAAAAAGGTTTGGAGATTACATAAAATGAATTACGATGTAGTTGTTAATTTTGGTTGTAGTTTTATGAATGGTGATAGACCTCGTTATATCAATCATTTAGGCCAAGAAACTAATTTAGGAGAAGATATTGTAGCATCAAAACTACTATCACAAGAACTTAATTGTGATTATGTTCATCTTTCTAAAACGGGTGGAGCAAATGATACAATCATAAGAAGATTATATAGGTGGGTAGAATCTAATACTAAATATAAAAATCCTTTGATAATTATTGGTTTAAGCGAAACTTCAAGATTTTCTATGTGGAGTGAAAGGGATAAAAGATTTTGGAACTTACATCCACATCACATAGCTAGAGGTAGTTATAATGAAAAAGAGCTATATAATCTAAATCAAAAAGTTACTGGTGGAGTAGAACAACCAAAGAAGTTAAGAGAAGTAGTGACATATAATATGAAATGGTTTTATAATGATGAAGTTGAAAATACTAAACTTCAACAACAAATTATGATGTTACACCATTACTTAAAGGGTAATAATTGTGATTACAGACTATTAAATGCTCTACATGATAGTTTAGGTGATATTAAAGATAAAATAAATTATATAACATTTCAAGATAATGAATATAAAGGTACTGATACTTGGTATCAATATCTACTATGGCAAATGGAACATATCGATAATGAACAATTTGAATGTGAAGTGGATGGAAAACAAAAGTATAGAAATCCTTTTCCACCATTTGGTAAAAGATTTTGTGAGGGACACCCATCACCTAATGCAAATAAAGAATTATTTGAAAGAATATATGAGAGTTTAAAATGAGAGTAGCAGTTTGTTTAAGTGGACAACTTCGTCAATGGGAGATAGCAAAAGAAAACCAAAAATGGTTTTGGGGAACCTCTGGTTATGAAGTAGATTACTTTATTCACACATGGAGTTATTCAGGTGATAGAGCAGGAGTATCTCATGATTATGAATGGAGAGATATTAGTAAAGAAGAATATAAAGATATTTGTGATTATTATGAAGTAAAAGGTGGTATATATGATAAAACACCTCAAAATTGGTTTTATGATAATGACCATTGGAGTGCACTATTTTATAGTTTATCACAATCAGTTATGTTAAAAAGAAAGTATGAGTTAGAGAATAATTTTGAATATGACTTTGTTATAAAATCAAGACCAGATATTGTATTTAATCCATCTAAAAGAAAAACTTGTCATTTAGAACATGAGTGTTTTGATAATATGTTGTGGACAACACATGCTGGTGAAATGGAACACGAGTTCGGTATGTTTAATATTGATGATTGTGTATTCTATAGTAATTCATATACAATGGATAGTTTAGTGAATATGTATCTTTACAGACAGAAGTTAATAGAAAGTAGACCAGAGAATAAAGAAATACTATGTACACAGCAACTTGGACCTGGTGTTCAAATGCATGAGTATTGTAGAGAGTATGGTATAGTTCCACAGATAACACTAAAAGATGTAAAAAGTTGGAGACCAACATTACTGAAGATGGGATGTCCTACAAATTTAAATTTATTTTCACCAAAGAGTTTTCGTAAAATGGAAGAATATTTTAGGGAGTTTTATACAAAATGAAGATAGGAATATATGTTTGTTCTAATGGGTATGGACATTTTCATAGAATGTTACAAGTGTGTGCACATTTACCTTTTCATGAAATAGATATTCATTGTGAAAAATATCAATACAATAGATTTAAACCTACACAAGATAATATAAATTTTATTTTCTATGATGAATCAAATATAAGATGGGATAGGAAACGAGTAGGTACAATAGAGGTAGGTGATATTGATAAATACGATAAGGTTATTACAGACAATTTAGTAGAGGTATTGAAATACAGACCTGATGCATTACTTAGTGGTTCATTTTTGTGGAGTGATATATGGAGAGAAAAATATGGTAACAATGATTTCTCTGATGAACAAGATAAAATATTTCATGATGTAAAACCACAAGTTGTTTGTAATGGTGATGTAGTGTTTGGGCAACTAAAAAAATATCAAAACAAAGTTGATATAGGTTGGGGATGTAAAGATAATAGTACAGAGGATTTTAATCTAAATAGAATTGTTTGTATAACACCATCTTTAAATTATACAGAAAAGTATACGGAAAAGTTTTTAGAAATAAGAAGTGAGTTTCAGAATGATGTTGATTTTAGTTTTAATATCAACCATACAGATAATTCTATGTTTGTTATTAGACCTGGTTTAGGAATGATAACTACTTGTGTATCACACAGAATACCAATAGTGGCGTTGTGGGATGAAGATGATTCAATCGAGATACAACACTTGGCACACAAAGTAGAGGAATTAGGAATAGGAATCTCATTAAATGTACACGATGATTTTATTTTACCGCCAGATGTAATAAAGTATAGAGAATCATTCAAGAAATTAAACTTAAACGGATACTTAAAGTTTGCAGGGTTGTTAACATGATACCAATACAAGGAGAAAGATTTCAAGATTTATGTTCTGTTCAAATAAGTAAGTTAGAACACAAACGATTTGAATCAACATCGGATAGTATTGATATAGATGATTTTGATTTTACAAACTATGATAATGCAGAATTAGTATATGTTAATAGTGCATTATTAAATACAGCGAAACCTAAGTTAGTTGAATCAAAACTATATGATAAGTTATCTGAATTTAAAAATCCATTTAGGTTGGTGTTACATAATTCAGATGATGAGTTTGGTGAGAAACAATTAAAGTATTTGGATATACCAAATTGTAAAAAAATATTTACACAAAATATGAATGTAAAACATCCACAAGTAAAACCACTACCAATAGGAATGGCAAATAGTGTTTGGAAATGGGGTGATTCTAAAATAATGGATGAAGTAATAAATGAGGGATATTCAGACATAAATCCATATTATATCTATGCAAACTTTAGTAAGGGAGATGGTTTACGATATGAACGAAGAAGTAAATGTTACGATATGGTTGTTAAAGAAAAAATACCATTCCAAGAACATACAGATTATAAATCATATCTTCAAGAATTAAAACAATATAAGTTTTGTATATCACCAGAGGGTAATGGAATCGATTGTTATAGAACTTGGGAAGCACTATATATGAGAACAATACCAATATGTAAGAGGAGTGTTATGGTAGAAGAGTTTGCTAAAACATTTCCTATCTATATAGTGGATGATTGGAGTGAGTTAAGTGATGATAATAAAATATGGGATAGTTATAGTGATTTTAATTGGGATAATTGGGATAAGTTAGATTTTGAAACTTATTGTAGGAGGTTGGAGTTATGAAGATTTATTCATTTGGTGATAGTTTTACACAAGGATTAGGAGCCGATAGAACAGCAGAACATGCTATGTTGGGTGGACATCCAAAGTGGGATACTATGAGTGATGAACAAAAGAATATTCAACGAACTAAAGTTGCAAAATTTTGGACAGAAAATTCTTTCACACATCTGTTGGCTAATAAATTAGAGTGTAAATATCGAAACTTTGGACACAATGGAAGTCGTAATATGGATATTGTAGAAAATCTTCTGAAACACTCTCATGAGTTTAAGAAAGGTGATTTAGTTCTTGTAGGATGGACATCATCACTTCGTGATAGAATACCATTTTGGCCAAGACAAGTAAAATATAAATGGATTGCACCATCACAAGAAGTAAAGAACAAGTTTTTATTACCAGAGGCACAAGGTGCACAAAATGTTGGTATAACAGCAGAATCCTTTGCACACCAGTTTGATGAAGCGTTTAATGAAGAACTTAAGAATGCAAAGAAAGTTCATAGTTTTTTTAAAAACTTTACTAAAGGTTGGTTGGTTGAGGGATATCAAGAAGAATACTATCATTTATATAATGAACAGCTAATATACTTTGTACAAAAGTTTCTTGAATATTGTGGAGTAAAGTATATAATGTTTAATGCGTTTGAACCAATGTTACAGAGTGAATCAACATTAATTGATTACAAGTATTATTGGACAGAGGGTAAAGAATCAATATGGTCACTTACAAAACATAATGAAGATTTGTTAGAATTAAAAGGGTGGAATGTTTATGACAAACATACACCAAGACATCCAAGTAAAGCGGGACAGGAATTATTCACAAAACAATTATATAAATTTTATAATAAGGTACATAAGTGAAAGTAGCTATTTTAGTAGTGGGTGAACTTAGAGAAGTTCAAAAGATTAAAAACGCGTATGATAAGTGTGATGTGTTTGTACATACACATAAAGATTATGGTAAACCTTTCACCGCAAAGTATCAATACTTTACTAATACTCAAAAAGATTTTGTAGAAAGAACATTTAAATCTGAAAAAGAAAATTTTCATAGAACAATACAATGGTTAAGATATCGTGAGTTATTGAGAAATGACTTATCAAATTATGATGTAATAGTAAAAACAAGAACTGATTTAGATTTAGATATAGATAGTATTTATAATTTTTTAAAAACTAAAGAAGTAAAAGAAAATACTTTATACACAATGAAAGATTTTATTTGGTATGGTACACACGATACAATTATGAAAACAGATTTTTTTGATTATATAATGTTTTATGCAAATAGAAGTACTCACTATTTTCCAATGCCTTATGATTTAATACTAAAATGTGATTTAGAATGCATGGAATTTCAATGGTTGAATTGGGATAAAAATATAGATTTAAATAATATCAAAGATGACATCATACAAAAAAGAAATAGCTTAGATACAAACAATGTTGAGTTTGTAAATGTACCTACTCATTGTATGAATGATATAGATATACCTTTTAAGAGTGAGAAATTTTTTTTACAATATTTATTAAGTAGAAATATAGTTTTAAAAAAACTTGGTTTTAATTTAAAGTTAAGGAATAGAAGTTATGGTTAGTTATTATGATGAAATATCAAAACTATATCCAACCTTAATGGACGAGTGGATGAAATTAGCTGATTATGAACCTTGGCTAATAATGGAAGATGTTTCTCTAACAAGAGTTAAACACGCAATCAATTCCTTTAATCACTTAGATGAAAGTATTACAAAAAATCTTACACTATTAGATATTGGAAGTGAGTGTGGGATTTATAGTGTATTAGCAGCACAAAAATTTAAAAAAGTAATAGGAATTGAAAACAACGAAATAGCTTATAAAAGAGGATTAAAAACTAAAGATGTTTTTACTAAGAACGGATATGATGTTTCGAACCTACATTTTAAACATATTGATTTCAGAGAATATATTGAAAGTAATGAATATAAAAAAGATAAAGTTGATGCAATTTTAGCATTTGAAGTATTAAATACTTTTCATTGTAAAGCTACTGATGTTTGGGTAGATAATACAGAAATGGATTTATTTAATAATTTATTAAAAGGGGTAAACTTGGTAATGATACAATCTAAGTTAAAAGAAAAAAATCAATGGGAATGGGATAACTCTCATTATGTAACTCATCCAGCAACATATGAAGATGGAAAAACAAATTCTTATCATTTATATGCAAGAAATGAGATACAAACTTATTTAAATAATAATAAGTTTAAAACTAAAGTATATCCAAAGAATTCTAATTGTAGTGTAGTAGTAGGAGTTTCAAATGGTTAATTATTATTTTGATACATTCAAAAATTTAAAACATTTCGATATAGTTCCCTATCAAGATATGATAGATTTGTATTTAACAAATCAAAGTCTATTGGATAAAGGTAGTTTTGAAAAACTTGGTGGTGATAATGAACGACCAGTAAATTCAGATGTTGAAGAGGTAGACCACAAAGGATTTTGGTTAGGATATAATCCAAGATACTATAACATAAATCCAATAGGTGATACTATAACACAAGCAAAAGCAGATGTGGTATCAATGGATATGGCAGGAGTTGGTAAAACTTGGGATGATTTTATTTATTTAGAAATACCAAGTTGGTTGTTTAATAAATATCAAACTGCAGTACACTCAAATCGTGATGTAAGTTATTTCAGAAAATTTATGGATGATGTTGATAAAACAGATTTATCATCAGAGAGTGTAGTTAAATTGAAAGATGAGTATGATGAGAAGTATAAAGATGATGGGAAGTATGTAGATTACTTTGGTGATTTCAACGACCCTGCATGGAGATTAGATTTAGATGTTTCTCAATATGTATCTATCAAAAAGGATGGATTGATTTATCCAATTATGTTCAACAATCAAACACACGCATTCAGTAGAGGTACACATAGAGCACTATTTTTAGCTCATACCAATAGTGATGTACCTTTTATTATGCAATACCCACGAGGTAGAAAGAAATGGGAAATTGAATTGGCAGAAAACTTTGATGAAAAGCATGTTATAATGAGAGTTGATTTAGAGAAAAAATCTTTGAAGTTTTATAGAGATGGAAAGAAATTAGTATGAGTACACGATTTTTAAAAAAAGATAAATCTATCTTGGTTGGAATTGCAAAGAATGGTAGTCAATCAATAAAACAGATTTATTTAAAATACGATGGATTCCAAAATAGAGAACAACAAGGACTGGATTGGAATAAAGATAATTTTATAGATTGGAATGATAGTGATTTACAAATACTAATACCTGTTAGAACAGAGATGGAGAGAGCACGAAGTGAGTTATTAGAAATCGCTATGATAGAAGATATAGATGTAACTAAACCTTTTCATCCAAGGCTAGATTATTTTTCAAATGATGTAATGAATTTTTTCATAACTAATATTATATTTCACGAACATTGGACTGGTGCAAAAGTAAGATTTTTTGATTTAGATAAATTATCTACTCACATACCAAAATACTTAGGATGGGATATTGAAATACCATACTACAATACAGCAAAAGAAAGTACTAAAAAACTTAAGTTGATGGAAAAGTTAAAGGATGTAAAAATAATTATATCTCAAACAAATGAATTATTTTATAAAGGATTAAAACAGAGTAAATATTGGATAAACTTATGAAAACATTAGCAGGAATTATACACGCAAGAAAAGATAGTACGAGATGTCCAAATAAACATCTACGAGATTTAAATGGTACTACATTGATTGATATAGCATTAGAGAAGTTAAGTAGATTAGATTTAGATGAAAAGTATTTAGCAGTATACGACCAAGAACTAAAGGATAAAGTAATTGATGGAGTGAAAATTCTACATAGAGAGTACGATTCAGTTGCACCAGGTAATTGTCATCACTCAATTATGTATAAACATCTTAATGATGTTAAATCAGATTTTATTGTAAACTATAATCCATGTCAACCATTTTTAGATGTTGATAAATTAAATCATTGTATAAGAGTTTTTAAAGAAAGTAGAATGAAAAGTATGATTACAGTCAAGAAGAATAGAAACTTTTTTTGGGATATGACTATTGGTAGAGAACCTGTAAATTTTAAACCCAATGATAGATTGTCTACAACTGCAGGACCATGGTTATATGAGGCAACACACTCTTTAGTATTTTATGAAAAAGATTATATGTTAAAAGAATGGGAGTTATTTCCAAATACAAAAGATAATCCACATCCATTAATTACAAAGTGGGATGAAGAAGAATATTTAGATGTAGATACAGAAACAGATTTTGAAATAGTAAAATATTTTCATGAAAGACAAAGTTAATTGATATTTATAAGTGAGAGGTTATATGAAATATGTTATTGATATAGATGGTACAATTTGTGAAGAAGTTGGTGAGGTTATAGGAAGAAAACCCTATTTAGATAGAATCGCTAAGATAAACAAATTATATGATGAGGGACACACGATTGTCTTTTTTACTGCTCGTGGATTATCAAGTGGTAGGGGAGAGGAACATTATCGACCAATTACAGAACAACAATTTAAAGAGTGGGGAGTAAAGTATCACGAGTTATGTTTCAAAGGACATAATGGGGATTATTTTATTGACGACAGAGGAATAAATGCAAAGGAGTTTTTTGATGAAACAAACATTTAACATTGTGATACCAATGGCGGGTTTAGGTACTCGCTTTGAAGAAAAGGGATATAAAAATAAGAAACCATTTATTGATGTAAATGGAAAACCAATGATACAAAGGGTTATAGAAAACCTTGATATGGAGTTTGACTCTAAGTATGAATTTATATTAATTTGTTTACAAGAAGATTATGAGAAATATGATTTTACAATATTCGATGATATTATTGGACATGATAATTGGGAAGTGATTTGTTTACCAAAACTTACAGAAGGTGCTGCACAAACATTACTAGCATCAAAACCATATATCGATAATGATGTTCCGATGATGAGTATGAACTCGGACCAATTGGTAGAATGGGATAATGAAAAAATGTTTATTGAGTTTGATAAACATGATGGTGGTATTCCATGTTTTTACGGAGAGTCAAATGCTTGGAGTTATGCAGGAATAGATGAAGATGGATTCATTACAGAAGTGGTGGAGAAAAAGCAAGTATCAGATTATGCAACAGCAGGATATTACTACTGGAGTAAAGGTAGTGATTTCGTAAAATACGCAGAACAAATGATTGAAGAGAATAGTAGAACCAATGGAGAGTTCTATGTTGCACCTGTCTATAGTTGGGCAGTACGAGATGGGAAAAAATATGTAGTGGGTATGGTAGATAAATGTCATTCATTAGGAACACCTGAACATCTTGAGGAATATCTTGCAAAAGGATAAAAAAAGAGTAGCAGTTTGTTTCTACGGACAACTCAGAGATACTAAGTTATTAGAAGAACATTTTACTAAATGGTTAACAGAAGAATATGAATTTGATTTTTTTATGTCAACTTGGAAAACAAAGTACGATGTAAACTTTCATTTTACAGATAGTGAATATTTAGAAGAGTTTGAAGTGAAACACTTTGAGGGAAACACGAGAGTTGCAAAAGCTTGTTACCTAATTAATAAGGTTGTAGGGTTGAAAGAATCATATGAATTACAAAATAAATTTTCTTATGATTTAGTAATCTTGACAAGAGCAGATGTCTCACAAGATTTTGAAAGACTTTGTTCAGTTCTAAATGATGTTTATGATATTACAAAATTAATTGATAAGCCAGTAGTGTCTTTAGTGAATAGCTTACGACCAAGTAAATATGGTGGTATTGAACTACCAAATGATTTTACTTTTATTTATAATCAAGCTGGTGCAAATTTACACGCAAATTTATATAATTTAGTATTCTTACAAAATAAGAATGGTGAGTACACCTACGACTTAAACAATGGACACTATGTTCATTCATTTTTATATTGTTACTATGATTTCTTAATGTTAACAAATAAATTAGATGAAACTCATCATACTAATAAACTAAGGAGTATTGCATGAAAAGAGTAGCAATATGCTTCTTCGGTCAAACAAGAACATTTCAAACAATAGAAGACACTTATAGGAATTTATCACATGATGATATTCAGTTTGATTTCTATGTAAGTACTTGGGATGATTTCAAAGATAAAGAAAAATTTGATTTTTGTACAGGTAAAGAATTTATTGACCCTAACATAATAGAATTTAAGAACAATACAGAACGAGCATCATATACTATTCACAGATTAAATATAATGAAATCTACTAAAGAAGTCAAGGAAAATTTTATTTATGATTATGTGATGTGGGTAAGAAGTGAAATATATTTTGAATCAAAACCACTATTAGAGTTTTTACAATCAAAAGTACATAAGCATGAACCATTAGAAATAAACACTCATGGTGATATTGAAGATAGAGATGGTCATCCTTATTTAGCTGGTGATTATTATTTTTTAGGAACATCAGTAGCGTTTGATTTATATGCAACGGGTTGGAAATATTATTTTTTGAATCACAATGAACAAGGTAAACATGGTGGTCATAATTTTCATGCTGATACAATAGTGAGAAATAATTTAGATTTAGTACCTGTGAATATACCACATAGATTTCAATTTAGTAAATTACATAAAAGAGAAGTAAAGTGAAACCAATAACATACGCATATTTAGAAACTACTAACTATTGTAATTTAGATTGTAGTTTTTGTAATCGAACTGATGTGATTGGTCCACTCAAACATATGACATTAGAAAATTGGGGTAAGTTACTTGATGGTATAAAACACCATCCAATCGAAGAGGCAAAACTTATGGGTATGGGTGAACCAATGTTACATCCACAATTTGATGAAGTGTGTAAGATGTTCAAAGAAATATTCCCAAATGCAAAACTTATTGTTGCAACCAATTGTCAATATAATATCAAAGAGGGATTAGAATTTAGAAGAAAGTTTCAAGAATGTTTGAAGTATATTGATGTGTTGTATTTTTCAATTGATGGTTGGGGTGAAAGTTATGAACGAGATAGGTCACCAGCAAAATGGAAAAAACTAATGAAGTTTTTAAAAGATTTCGAAACAATTAATCGTTATGATTGTGATTGTACAGTCAATTATGTTGTGAATGCATACAATGTAGATGATATAGAAAAAGTAGATGGTTTGAGAAAAGAAAATAATTTAGGTATGTTAAGATTAAACATTGCACAGATTTGGGACGAGGAAACAAAGATGAGTGATGATTTAGCAACATCAGGTTATACGATGGAACAATTAGATTACCTTAGAGATACATGGGGTGAAAACATCATGGGTAGGTCTAAGTGGAATTATGAAGATTGTTTTTGGGTACAAAATGGTATCTACACAACAGTCGAAGGTCATGTTAAGATGTGTTGTTTAAATACAGGTGCAGAGCCATTTGGTAATTTGTTCGTAAATTCAATAGATGAGATTAGAGAAATGGAAGATTATCAAAATGTAAAAAGGGGTTGTGAAACAAACAATCCTACCGACCATTGTAAGAATTGTTCTTACAAAGAATTAACACCAATATTATCTCATGTGGGGGTACGATGAAAACTTTAGTTGGAATTGGTTGTTCACATACAGCAGGAACAGCTTTTTTAGATGGTCTTACCAAGAGTAGAGATGGTTCATGGTTAGAACTTACAGGTGGTTGGGCATCCATTCCATTAGCAGAAAAATATAAAGATGGTGAACCTACTATGGAGTGGATAACTAATAATTTAACATGGATGGCAAAACTTAATAATAAACTTGGTTGTGATAAAATTGTTAATCTCGGTGTAGGTGGGCAGGGGTTGGATATGAATATTATGAATATGAAATCATACATTGATAAACAAGAAGATTTATCTGGTCATGTATTCATACATCAAATTCCGAGTATGAGTAGAGTAAACATTATTAATTTTGTAACATCTGTTAATGAATGGAGATGGTCACCTATTAAGTATTTATTAGATTCAAAGGGTTCAAGTGTCATGAATTTTTTTGATAACTATTTTAATGAAGATTTTCATACTTTTAATAATTTTTATGAAGTATATTACTTACAAAAACAAATTGAAAAACTTGGTGGTAAATATTATTGTTTTAGTTTAGATATGCGTGGACTATATTCTACATATCCAAGTGAGTTACAAACACTTGATAGATTTGCAAAACATGAGTATATGGTGAGTTCCGACTCAATTTATTTTGAGGGTAAGTTACAAGCTAGATTACCATTTAAAAAAATTATATCAAATATAAATTGGTTAGATTTTAGAAATAAAGATGATAGGGATTTTCAAAACAAGAGATTAGATGACCAAGGTTTAGTACCAGATGATTATCACTTTACTGAAGATGGTAATGAGGCGTTAGCTAATTTAATATTTAGTGGGTTGAAATGAAAAAACATTTAAAAGATGTAGTTAGAAAATATGATACAATAGATAAATCTAAATATGATTATGTATTAAATCAAAGTGAACGAACCATACCTATACCTGGATTTCAAAAGTTTTTACAAAGTATTAATCAAGAAGATTTTTTCTTTTACCCTAATACAGAATCCTTGAAAGAATTAATATGTGAATATCATTGTTTACAATATAATCAATTATTTTTATGTGCAGGTTCTGATGTAGGAATTAAAGCAGTATTTGAAACTTTTACTAATGGTGGTAGAGTTATAACTTCAGACCCATCGTTTCCAATGTACAAGGTGTATAGTGAATTGTATCAATGTGAATACTTTGGTATACCACACGAAAAGGATTATACAATATCTATGGAAAAGATATTATCTAATATCACACATGATACAGATTTAATTATATTAGCAAATCCAAATAGTCCAATGGGTGAACATAAATCTTTTGATGAGATAAGAATATTATTAGAACAAGGAGTACCTACATTAATAGATGAAGCATACATAGAGTTTGTGGATGAGCCTGGTTTATTAGAATATATTAATGAATATCCAAACTTAATAATCACAAGAACATTTTCTAAAGCATATGGTGCAGCAGGATGTAGAGTTGGTATGGTATTTTCAAACAAAGATAACATTGAAATGATTTCAAAATTTAGACATATGTACGAAATATCAAATGTATCAATGAAGTTTTGTAAACATTTAATTAATGAAGTTGATTTAGTGGATACCTATGTTGAAGAGGTTGTTGAAGAAAAAGAAAAGTTAATATCAATGATGAAAGATTTTGATGTTATAGATTCTAATTGTAATTGGATACATTTTAATAACGAGATTGATAATGCAGATACTATTAGAATTTTTGATAAACATAAAGTATTGGTAAAGTTTTGTTCTATACCACATGATGATAGGAAGAATTGGTGTCGGTTAACAATACAACCAAATATTACTAAACAAAAATTTATTAAGGAGTTGTTGTGAAAATAAAACAATCAGAAATAGATTTTATAGAAAGTATTTTCCAAGACCAAGATTTCTATCATAGTACAGATATACCATTTAGTTGGCATTATGTAGATAATGGATTGATGGATATAAATACAAACTTACACTTACGAGCATCAATGATGTATAGTAGCTTTGGATTCTTTATGGATACCATTAGAGAGGCAAGAGATAAGGATTACTTACTATATGATAATGTAGTTAATGGACCAGACCAATGTTTTTTTCATAGACAACGAAGATATATGATACAACAATATCTTGATAATGATGGAGAATTTGATGGACCAATTCATATTAGTATAAAACCAAAAAACGATAATCTAACAAATGATGATTTATTTTCAACAGATACGAAATCAATATGGAATAATTTTAAAATTGTTACACATCCAGGTCACACAAGATTGGAAAGTGCAGCATATTTACAATCACCTATAAAAAACGCAATTGTAACTATAAAAAAAGAATATGATTATGGTGAGTTTTTAGCTCGGTTCAAAAGAATCCAAAATCCAAAAGATATCAAACATTTTTGGAAACAACCAACACATAAAAACCTATATGAAAAACTTGGGTATGATGAAACTGGTAATCCATCTAACAAACTATTACCACCTAAATCAGAACTTGAGTATAATATGGTGTTTAAAATGGAACGACACAATTTACCACGAGGAAACAAATACCATGAAAGTACAGAGTGTGTGGTACTAAAACTATGGGAATTGAATGCATCATATCTTGGTTTTAGATTAGGAGATATATTAAACGCACCTGTAAAAAAATACAACATAACAAAGAATAATAATTATTTACATGAGGTTTGGGAGAGTAGTAAGGATATTTCTAAAGTTGTTATGGAAAAAAACTTATGTATCTATACAAATAGTGATTTAGATGTAAATGAATATTTATTAAAACACAGAAGAGCTTTATGGCATTATGTAATAAAACTAAAAACAAAATTTAATAAACAAGGTATAACAGAACCAGGCCCAGATAATTATGTTCCTAAATCAGTAGGTGAGTTTGAGTTTGATGTCGTGGTTGTAGATAAAAAACCAAAAGATATATCAAAACTAAATGATAATAAAGGTTTTGCAATATGGATAGATAAGAGTAGAGTTGCAGATATTAAAAGAGAAATATATGAATTATTATTTTTTGCTAGACACGATATTAAAAAAGCAAAAACAAGTGATGAAAAAATAGAAGTTATTAATTGTAATACTAAAGAGACTAAGGAATGGATTATACCAGAGGAATATTTTAAATGATATTATTTATAACACCGATAGAACATATAACTAAATTTAGTAAAAAGTTAAAAGAACTAAGTGGAGTATTTCCATATGAAGTTATGAAAAATCCTACATATGAATCTGTAAAAGAGAGATTAGAACTTGGAGATATTCATACATTATTTTGTGCACCCAATCATCAAGATTTTATGATAGATACAAAGATGTTAAAGAAAACAAATGTTAAGTTTGTAGTTACACCATCGACAGGAATAAATCATATAGATGTTATAACACACCGAGTAATATCTATAAAGGGTGATGATATATTAAAAGAAATATGGTCTACTGCAGAACACACTTTATCTTTAATGTTAACTATTGCTAAAAAAATAAAACCTGCTATAGAATTAAAAGGTAAAACTTTAGGAATCCTTGGTCATGGAAGACTTGGAGAAATGGTAGAGGAGTTATGTGCACCTTTATTTGATGAAATAATTTGTGTAGATAAGAACACAATGAACTCAGAGTTTTTTACGGATTCTGATGTAGTAAGTATTCATTGTGATTTAAATGAAACTACAAAGGATATGTTTAATTCTTCATTTATATCAAAATTTCATAAACCATTTTACTTAATTAATACAGCACGAGGAGAGTGTGTTGATGAAGATGCAGTAGTAGAGGCAATTGAAGATGGAAAGATAATGGGTTATGCTACGGATGTTATTAAGAATGAATATACGGATGATGATTCATTACTTATATTTAATCCTAAAGTCCATATAACACCACATATTGCTGGAGTAACAATTGATGCACAAGAAAAATCTTACAATAGGGTTTTTGAAATTTGGAGAGATAATATGATGAACCGAAAAGAGTTCGAAATAAGAAAGAAAGTAAATGCAAACGATAAAAACTACTTACCTACAGGTCAATCGGTTGATGATTACTCTGAAATACTACAATATATAGAAGAGCACAAACCAAAATGTATTGTGGAATATGGTAGTGGGTTTAGTACAATGTTAATACAAGAAAAGATAGATGAGTTAAAATTAGACACAAAGTTCTTTTCTTTTGAAGATAATAAACATTACTATGATGTGATAAAAGATACCATAGAATCCACACAAGCAGTGAAATTAGTACCATACGAGAGAGATAATAAGAATCCGAACATAGGTAGGTACTCACACACTTATCATGGAATGAAAGATGTTGATTTTGTAATTATAGATGGACCAGATGTAGGTAGATACAATATTGATGCAACAACAAATGCAGCAGATTTAAAAAAGAAATATCCAAAAAATAAAATAAAAGTTTTTATTCAAGGTAGAATATCTACACAAAAGTGGTACGGATTTAAATCTAAAAATAATAATGCATGGGGAGAGTTATGAAAATAATAGCAGAAATGTGTCAAAACCATAATGGAAAAATAAGTACTCTACAAAGTATGGTGGTACGAGCAGCAAAAAGTGGTGCAGATATATGTAAAATACAAACTATTAAAGCAAGAGATTTAATTCATTGGAAAGAGTTTGAAGATTTTCGACCATATGAAAAAGAATATGAACGATTAAAATCATTAGAGTTAAGTATTGATGATGAAAAAAGGTTTGTAGCAGCTTGTAAGACTCATGGGGTAAAACCTATGACCACTATCTTTAATGGGAGAGATTTTGAAAGATTTAATTTAGTGGGGTATGATGATTTGAAACTTTCTGGTTATAGTGTTGAAAAAGTTTTGCCATATATTAAATCATTTGATTTTAGGAGGTTGTATATCTCTACTTCAAGTCTAAGTTTACAAGAGATTAAAAAAACTAAAATAATATTAGATAATAAAAATATTAAGGATTACACTTTTTTAAATTGTACTTGTGTATATCCAACACCATTAGATAAATTGAATTTACAAAATATAGATTTTTTTAGAAATGAGTTAGGAATTGAAAAGGTAGGATTTAGTGACCATTCAAATCCATACGAAGATAATTTGTTAAGTAGTAAATTAGCAATCTATCAAGATATAGAGGTATTGGAAAGACATTTCACAATATTAAAACCAGAAGATACAAGAGATGGTAAAGTTTCTGTTACACCAGATATGATAGTAGAGTTAAAAAGGTTTAGTGAATTATCTAAAGTTCAACAATATGAAGAGTTAAACGAATTTAATGAAACACAAAAGTTTAATCATAATTACTATAGGAATAGATTTTAATGTCAAGAGTAAATGGAAAATCAGCACACGAGTGGATTGAAGAAAATCATCCACAAAATGGTGAATGGATTGTGTATTACAAAAAAGATACTAATTCAGAGAAAGTTACACTTGACCCAGAAGAATCGGATGGTAAACGATGGCAGTTCAAATACAAAGATGGTGTTAAGATAAATCATTCGTATGGGTGGTATCGAGATGGTACACTTAAACAAGTTAAATATTGGATAGATGGTAAGAAACATGGAGAGTTAATTCGTTATTATCAAAATGGTAAAATCAATGACCACTTTCATTATAAGAATGGTGTAAAACATGGTACACAAGTTTCATACAATAAATATGGTTTTTGTGAAAGGGGTTCTGCAGAATATATAGATGGTAAATTTATAAGATATAGTATAGAACCATTCTCACCTACAATAGCTAAAACATATAAAGTAAGTTATATATTGGTTTGGGGAGATACTAATTCGTTACATCGTATTGACCCTAAACACTATCAAGTTAAAGATGATGTAAATTTAGCATTATTGCAACATACTCATATATTAATAAATCAGATATTAAAACAAGACCCACATGAAATATTAATAATGGATAATGAGGGGAATTTTCCTAAACATGAAGATAATAGAGTAAAGGTTATACCATCATATCAATCTGTAGGATACCTTGATGGAGAAAGACCTGCATGGTTGAATAAAATTAATATAGGTGATAAATGGGATGATGGAGATTTTAATCATACTAAATCTGTATCAATGGCATACAATCATGGGATTACAAAAGCAACAGGTGATTATTTTATACTACAGCATAATGATACTCTTTATATAAACAATTTAGTACCAGATTTAATAACAAAATTAGAAAAAGAAAGTTATGCTTACATCACCATAGATAAAAAACCACCGAAACATGAAGAATATGAAAAGTATGAATACTTTACAGATTGTTATTGGTTTTTATGTAGGAAAGATTTTTACTCAAGTAATGATATTTGGGTGGATTGGAAACGAGGTGATACAAATCATTTAGCCACCATTACTTGTAAGGATACAAATCAAAACTATTTACACTTACCTGGATTTTTTGAAAATGATGAACACAAAAAAGAGTTATATAATCCACAATACGGATACACTTATGATAAGGGTAATCTTCATACATTTGAAGATGAACCATTCATCTTACATTTAAAGGGTGGTACAGGTCTATATAGAATTTTAAAGGATAACCGATGATTCTTTTGACAAATGGAGATAGTTGGACACAAGGTGATTCACCAGCACAAGATGTAAATTGGGAAGCAAAAAAGAGTTTGGATTGGTATGATATAATTCCAAATTTTGGTTCATCCGCAAACATAACAGAACCAACGATTCGATATAAGTTTTACGATAGTGATGTATGGCCAAAGGTATTGGGTAAAAGTTTAAATTGTGAAACTTGGAATGCTGGTAGGTTGGGTGCAAGTAATGATTGGATTACACACACCACCATAAACTCATTGGAGTATTTAAGAAAACAAGGTAAAACTAATGTATTTGTTATTATAGGTTGGAGTTCTTTTTTAAGGTGGAACAAAAAACATTTTCATAAAAAACACCAAGAATTCAGACACCTACCAGAACAAGCCTCTTCTTATGTTCGCAAAAGAAAAAACAATAAAACTTTTGATTTGAGTCCAGTTATACATAATAGTATTGAACCAATATTACTTTTACAAGATTTTTTAAAAGCTAGAAAAATTCCTTATTTATTTTTTAATGCGTTTGATAACTACAATTATGAAGATATACAAAACCATAGTTTAAACGATTTCATTGATTACGATTATATTTATAAAGGAAGCTTTAAATATTCATTTAGAAAATACATTCAAGGTTTTGAGAATGTGGAATGGGACCAAGAAGAAAATGAGTATTTTGTAACTGCTCATCCAAAAGATAAATCTCATATATTATGGGGAAAAGAATTACACAGATACATAAAGGAGAACTACGATGATATCATTTTTTAAAAATCTTTGGTATAAACTTATAACAGAGATTAAATACAGAAAGAAATTAAAAGAAATTAAAAAACGAGACCCATTCATATACAAATGAGTGAGAACGAGTTTTTTAAAAACTTATATCCACCACCATATCAGTATATTAAATTACATGATATAGATATACACATACCACAACCATTTGATTATTGGGATAGACCAAGAACTAAAGAAGAAGGGCCAGTGTGTGAATGTGTAGGTGAGAATACAAACAAAGCTCTTTTCTTATATTTTCAAGGATTGATAAAAAGGGGTATACCATTACCTATTTATATCAATAAAGATAATAAGATTATGGACGGGTGGCATAGATATCACGCATACTATTACCTCAAAACACCAACAATACCAGTCTATCGTAGTAAATTGTGGAGAAATCATGGAGTTTGTTGGAAAAAAGGTTTACAAGGTAAGAGAAGATTACGAGTGAAAACTTGGTAATTTTATATTTATAGATGTGAAACTATATAGGGAATATAATGATTAAGTTAATAGATTTATTAGAAGTTAGTGAGACAGGAAAAAATGCCAATAGTGAATCACTTGGTGGATACAAAGGTTTTATAAAACCAGAAGAATTTGAATCATACAAAAAGTGGATTGCTAAATCACTTAAACTACAATTAGTTGAGGGTGTAAATGATAAAGGTGTTTTAAAAGCAGTATTCCTTGCAGGTGGACCTGGAAGTGGTAAAACTTACGCTGCCAAACAAATATTTGGTATACCTGATAGATTTAATATATCTATGAGTGGTATGAAAATGGTTAACTCAGATAAAGAGTTAAAGTACTTACTAAAGAAATACGGATTCGGTACAGATTTAGATAAGATGCCAGATGAAGTATTTGCTAACTTAACAGGTGATGGAAAAGATTCAAGTGGATTAAGAAAGTTTGCTAAATCACTTACTAAAGAAAGAGAGAGATTATATCGTAATGGTAGGTTAGGTATGATAATAGATGGTACAGGTCATGATTTTGGAAAGATACAAAGTAAGAAAAAGAAATTAGAAGATATTGGATATGATACTTATATGGTGATGGTAAACACATCATTAGAGGTAGCACAAAAAAGAAATCAAGAAAGAGATAGAATACTACCACCAGATTTATTAGAGAAGAGTTGGAAAGATGTACAGCAGAATCTTGGTTCTTTTCAAAACTTATTCAAAAATAATTTCGTGATAGTGGATAATTCAAAACACTTGAACGCTAAAGAATCGGAGGCAAAATTTGTTCCATTGGTTACTAAAGTTGTTAGAAAGTTTGTTGCGAAACCTATCAAAAACAAACTTGGACTCAAGTGGATTGAGAAACAGAAAAAACTTAATAGGAGAAAATAAGATGTTAACTACTTTTGATGAAATCATAGAAGTAACACTACACCACGAGGGTGGTTATGTTCACGACCCAAAAGATTTAGGTGGTGAAACAAATTTCGGTATAGCAAAAAGATTTTATCCAGATGTGGATATTAAGAATCTAACTAAAGATGATGCTAAAGAAATTTACAAAAAAGATTATTGGGATAAAAATAAAGTGGATGATTTAGCTGATGAACTAAAACATATCTTTTTTGATATGTGTGTGAATCAAGGTAGAGGTACTGCAGTAAAAATTTTACAACGAGCATGTAATGCAAAAGGTGCTGATTTAGCAGTAGATGGTGGGTTTGGACCTGGAACAAAAGGTGCAATAGAAACCTATAAACCATCATTAGAGAGAGTTCGTTGTTACAGATTAAAACACTATTATGATTTAGTGAATAAGAAACCTGAACAAGAAAGATTTTTGTTCGGTTGGTTTAAGAGAGGACTTTCAGTATAATGGCTTTTGTGATTGCAGAACCTTGTGTAAGTACTTGTGATACAGCATGTGTTGCAGTTTGTCCTGTGGATTGTATTCATGGGCCAATTGATAAGACAGGATTGGGTGCAGAAGTTGAGGGTATGGAATCGGTAGATGGATTACAATTATACATTGACCCAGATGAATGTATAGATTGTGGTGCATGTGAACCTGAGTGTCCTGTAGAAGCAATATTTGACGAAGATATGTTGCCAGATGAGTGGACGAATTATATTGAAATCAATAAAGAATTTTTTAGTGAGTAAGTGATGGCAGGAGATTGTTATCAAGCAAATGGTAATTTTATTATTACCAAAATGGATGACAAAGATTTTAAGTTGTGTCATGGAGTGGCTATTTTATCTACAGATGGAAAACCATTCGGACATTGTTGGATAGAGAAAGGTGGAGCCGTAATGGATTTCTCAAATGGGAAAAAGATTGGAACCACGAAAAAGAAATATTATGAATTAGGTGGTATACCTGTTAAGGGGTATAAAACATATAAGTATACTGCAAGAGAAGCAGCTATGAAAATGGTACAAAAAGGACATTGGGGGCCGTGGGATTCAACACCACCGAGATAAATTATGAAGATACAAGAATTTTCAAAACACTTAGATGAACCAAGAGAGATTGGTAAGAAAAAAGATAGATTATCATCAAAGGAAAAAACGATGGTTAAAAAACAATTAGGTGAACACTTAGGTATCACTACAGAACAAGCAAAACAAATACTCGATAATATGTGTGTAGAGTGTGGAAACCTTGTAGATGAAAATTTAAAAAAATGGTTTAGTGATAAATGGGTGAATATCGGTAAGAAAGATAAAAGTGGTAAACATCCTGCTTGTGGTACGAGTGGTGATAAGAGAGCATATGCAAAATGTGTTCCTGCATCAAAGGCTCGTAGTATGAGTAAAAAAGATAAAGAATCTGCAACTCGAAGAAAACGAAGTGCACAAAATCAAGCTAATAGAGGTGGTAAGAAATCTGCTGGACAAGGTAAAGCTCCAATCAGAGTATCCACGAAACCTGAGAAGTAGGAGACAGAAGTGAAAAGTTTAAAACAATTATTATCTAAAGTAAAAAGTGGTAAGATGGATAAGAAAACTGCTAAAGACTTGGACAAGTTGGTAACAAGAGGTGATGGTTTTGTAGTGATTACGAAATCAAAGAAAAACGGATACAATCGTTTCCATGCCAATCAAGTAGATGATAGAGGTATTGATATTGTTCCACATATGAGAGATTTCAAACCAAAGAAAGGTGTATATAAACCAGAACACGCAATGACAGATATTAATTGGAAAGATGTAAAAGATATTTACATGGAGAATAAAATGAATTTAGAAGAATTAGTAGGAAAGAAACTCACAGAAGCTCAATTTGATGAAGCTGCTGGTGAAAAGGATGCTTGTTATCATAAAGTAAAAGCAAGATACGATGTGTGGCCATCTGCGTATGCAAGTGGTGCATTAGTAAAATGTCGTAAGGTTGGTGCTAAAAATTGGGGTAACAAATCTAAAAAAGAATCATATGATATATGGGCAGAAGATGGTTCATTTGGATACACAATGACAGGGTTGGTTGAAGCAGAATATCAAGGAAGAAAAGTAAAACTTGGTAAACCAATGCAAGGTGATGTAAAGAAATTTAAGGTATATGTAAAGAATCCAGCAGGTAATGTTGTGAAAGTAAACTTTGGTCAAGGAGGAGATGCTAAGGGTGGTACAATGAGAATTCGTAAATCAAATCCTAAAGCTCGTAAAGCATTTAGAGCAAGACATAATTGTGATTCACCAGGCCCAAGACATAAAGCAAGATATTGGTCTTGTAGGAAGTGGTAGTGGATAAATTAACCAAATGGTTAACTAAACCTCTTTTGGATGAGGGTGTGGATTTACCCATAGAGATTGGTGATACAGTCAAGATGGGAAAATTTAAAAACAAAAGGGTAGTCGTTAAGAAAATAAATTGGAATGAAAAGGGTGATTTATTGATTAATGGAAGACCTGCACTAAAATTCAGAATAACTAAACAAGAACCTCAAGAGAATATTCAAGAGGGAAAGATTAGTTTAAATGTTCCAAATGATATAAAAAAAATTCACAAACTATTCCGAAAAAACAAAAAACAATTATACATTGTAGGTGGAGCAGTTCGTGATGCAATACTTGGTAAGAAACCAAAAGACTTTGATTTAGCAACAGATGCAAAACCAGATGAGGTATTGAAGATTGCAAAGAAAGGTGGAATGAAAACCTATGAAGTTGGTAAACAATTTGGTGTTGTGGTTGTAGGTGGGCATGAGATTGCTACATTCAGAAAAGATATAGGTAAAGGTAGAAGACCTAAAGCAGTTGATTTCTCTGATATACAAGGTGATGTAAAGAGAAGAGATTTAACTATCAACGCTATGTTCTATGATATAGAGAGAAGTGAAGTAGTTGATTTAACAGGTGGATTAGAAGATTTAAAAAATAAAATTATAAGAACAGTCGGTAAAGCAAAAGAAAGATTTGATGAAGACCCATTGAGAAAATTAAGAGCATTAAGATTTCAAGCAGTTGTTGGTGGTAAGATGGATAAAGATACTGCAAAGGCATTGATGATTAATCCAAGTTTAAAGGGTGTAAGTTTTGAAAGAGTAAGAGAAGAGTTTATAAAGGCGATTGAAAAGGGCAAATCATCACAGAAATTTATGGGTGAACTTGATAAGTTTGGATTTACAAAACAAATGTTCCCACAAGTAAATATAAGTAAACCTTACCCAAATGTCAAGGATTATATTTTATTTCTTGCAACTATTTTAAGAAAAAATAATGTAGGTAAATTACCTAAGATTTTAAATAAATTAAAGTATAGTGGAGAAGAGGTAAACAATATTACTTTCTTAGTATACTTAAATGATTTTAAACCACAGAACATTTATATGGTGAAGAAGGCACAAGATAAAACTACATTATCATCTAAAGATATTATTAACTATGGAAGAATAGTTGGAAAAGATTTTAGTAAAATTGCAAACTTCAAACTAAGTGTAAAGGCAAGTGGTGATGAGTTTGTTGGATTAAAAGGGAGAGAGATTGGTGATAAGATAAAAGAGTTAGAAACAAAAAACTTTTTAGGTGAAGAGAAAAACTTCACATTTGGTACAAGTTGGATACCAACATCACTTAGTCAAAGAAAGAAAATGAAAAAATTACACAAAAGAACTAATCGTAGTATTAGGGGTGAAAACATACCATCACCAAGTAGGAAAGGTATAAATAAAAACAAAACTGATAGAATGAGTGGTTATAAAAAGGTAGAGGAAATAGCAGTTCGTAAGAAACCTAAAACATTCAGAGATATTTATAACGCTATTCCAAGTGATTTAAAGAAACGAGTTATGAACCTTAAAAACTTTGACCAACGAAGAGATGCTCATCCAGAGGGTAATGTTTTAAAACATACCATTGCTGTAACTAATAGAGCATTAAAAACTGGTGATATAGATTTTGCTTTATCAGCATTGTTTCACGATATAGGAAAGGACTCAACCGCAAAGATACATCCAAAGAAAGGTTTCTGGACACATTATGGACACGAGAAAGTTTCTGCTCAACTTGTATTGAAACACAAGAAGTGGATACAATCATTAGGTGGTGATGTTGATGATATACATTATATAGTAAAGAATCATATGAGAATGAAAGTCTTTGATAAGATGAGGTGGCATAAACAAGATACGATGAGGAAAGATAAAGCATTTGGTAAGTTACAAAAATTTACTACATTCGATAAGGGTGGTAGGGGTATAAGTGATGGTAAAATAAATAAAAAAACACTTGACTCTTATATGGAAAATGTCGTATATTCTATCATAGACGATGGGGATTCTGCAATCAATTTGAAAGAGAATAAGATTAAAAAAGTAATAGGTATTTATGGGGGAAGATTTCAACCATTTGGACCACATCACCTAAAAACATTTAAGTGGTTACAATCTAAGGTAGATGATGCATATATCACTACATCTGATATAAAGAAACCACCAAGACACCCAATGAACTTTCAAGAGAAAGCAAGACATATGGCAAAGATGGGTGTACCAAAAAATAAAATTAGAAAAGAAAAAGTACCTTTAGTTTCAAAAGAGTTACTTAAAAAGTTTGACCCAAAAACTACCGCAGTTGTTTATATCTTTGGAGCAAAAGATGCTGGTAGATTAAGTGGTGGTAAGAATAAAAGTGGTAAATTATCATACTTCCAAGATTACAAAAAGAATAAGGGTAATATAAAAGGACATGAAGAACATGGATACTTTTTAGTTGCACCACATGTCAGTATGAAAATCGGTGGTAATGAAATTTCAGGTACCACAATGAGAAACATATTAGGTTCACCTAAAATAAAAGATGAAGATAGACCAAAGGTATTTAAAAAATTATTTGGATACTATGATAAGGGTGTGTTCACTATGATGAACAATAAATTTAAAAAGTTATTTGAATTTTATAATCAACAATCAGTAAAAGATATAATTAAAGAGGTTAGTGCACTCGGAGATACTGTCACACCAAGTGATTTAGATGATGAGGGATTATATGATTTCTTTGGTTCATTTAAAGATTATAAACGAGTATCACCAAAACATGCTGAAATAATGGGTTGGGAAGTAGTTGGTGATATTATTGGAAAGAATGCAATAGACCCAGGTTATGATTTTAGTTTTGCAGGAATTGAAAGAGTTCCGACAGTCACATTCGGAAAAACGATAAATCAAGATACATCTAATGAGGATAGTGTTGATAATCCATTCCCTAAATATAGAGCACATATGATACAAATGGCAAACAAGATGGGTATGGAGATTGTTAAGTTCTTTGGTAAACCTACTGCTAAGATGAAAGATTCACATACACATGATATGAAAACATCAACAAGTGGTGTTAAGAAAATTAAGAAGATGCAAGAGAATTATTTAGAGGATGTTAGTGTATTATTAGAGGGTGGAGCGTATGGACACATGTCTCATCCATTTGATGATAATAATCTTACATTTTCAGACTTGAAGACCATAATTATTAATGGTATAGGAGGAAAGTTAGATAGAGAAGATGGTGTTACAGAGAAACTTGATGGACAGAATTTAATGGTAAGTTGGATTGATGGTAAATTAAGAGCAGCTCGTAACAAAGGACATCTAAAGAATTTTGGTAAAACATCACCAACAACAAGTGGAATAAAATCTATGTTTAGTGGTAGAGGAAATATAGAAAAAGCTTTTGTAGGTGCAATGAAAGATTTAGAAAAATCAATCGGTTCATTATCAGATAAACAACAAGAGAAGATATTCGGTAATGGAAAACGATGGATGAACTTAGAGGTTATGTATCCAGCAACAGCAAATGTAGTAGATTATGATGTAGCAGAAATAATATTTCATGGTACATTAGAGTATGATGAAAGTGGTAGACCAATTGGTCAACCTAAAGATAGTGCTCGTATGTTGGCAGGTATGATTAAACAAACAAACAACCATATACAAAAAATGTTCAAGATTGGTAAACCAAACTTCTTGACTGTTCCAAAGGTACAAGATTTTGGTAAGAAGAAAAGTATGTACTTAGGAAAGTTAAAGAAGTTACAATCTCAATATAGTTTAAAAGATACAGATACATTGGGTGAATACCATGAATCATATTGGAGAGAGTATATTTTTAATGCTAGTAAACAATTTAAAGTAAAATTAAAACCTGCACAATTTGCTAAGTTAGTAAAGAGATGGGCATACTTTGATAAAAGTTATAAAATACCAGAAATTAAAAAAGATTATAAAGATAAGCCTAAATTTTTAAATTGGGTACTATCAACAGATAAACAAGACCATAGTAAGATTTTTAAAGATAATATAAAACCATTTGAGATATTGTTCTTTTCAGTAGGTGCAGAGATATTGAAAAACATAAGTGGATACATGGCAGTTAATCCAGATAAAACAATTCAGAAAATGAGAAAAGAAATGATTAGTGCAATGAAAGATTTGCAGAAACCAGACAAAATAGAGAAATTAAAAAAACTAAAAATACAAATCGAAAAACTACAGAAGATTGGTGGGTTAAAAGCAATCGTACCAAGTGAGGGTATAGTGTTTAAGTATAAAGGTAACACATACAAGTTCACAGGTGCATTTGCTCCAATTAATCAAATATTAGGTAGTATAAAATTCGGTTAAGGAGTTATAATGGCAGGATATAGTAAAGAGATGGAAAGAGCCAATAAGGCATTAAAAGATTTAATGTCAGGCAAAGACCATGAAAAAGAATATGTTCAAGTAGGATACGAGGGTAAGAAAGAAGACCTTGGTGGAAAGACCCGAGAATCAGACCTAAGTAAAGTAATGCAATCGATTAGGATGCCTTTGTTTTGTCCTAAATGTAAAAAAACAATGAAGAAAAAACTTGATGATAAGTTTTGGAAAACAAAAGGACATTGTTTTGATTGTCAAATAGAATTTGAAAATAAATTAAGAGTTAAAGGTGAGTTTGATACCTATGCTAAAGAAATTATCAATGGTAATAAAAAAGCATTCTTAAAGGATATGAAACAATCACTTGACGAATTTGAAGAAACTGGTGGAAAAGTTGAATGGCTCAATTCAGTTGGGGTTCAAGATGTTGAACTCGAAAAAGAAAAATGGGAAATGGGTGAAAGTGAATTTGCTAAAGTAGTAGATGAAGCTAAAGAACATATAACTAAATTAGAAAAGGCAATTGAAGATGAGTCAAAAGAACTTGATACTACCAGAGAAAGTAGTAATTGATTTGATGGCGTTGACCTCACGATTAGGTGAAATAGCAATTGATTACAATAACAAAATTGGTGGTACAGAAACAGAAAATTTAGTAAGATTGTATACGAAAGTAATCCATAAACTCATGGATTTAGAATACCAAGATTTGAATAATCCAACGGGTTATTCATTTGAAGAACTCTTAAAGAGTGCAGGAATAGATAAACCTAATAAGGGAGAAGAATAATGATAGGTGGAATACTGAATTTCATCATGGGACTTTTTGGTGGAAAGAAAAAAGAAGAAGTTAAAAAGTTAGATGAAGCAATTAAAGTAAAAAATCAAGAAGTAACTAAACTTGAAAAAGAAGTAGTGAAACTTGAGAAGAAGAAGAAAGTCAACAAAAAAGAAGTTGGTAATCTTAAACGAAAAGTAACCAATACTAAAAAACAAATACTTGCAGCTGAAGAAGCAGTAAAAACAGATAATGTTGATGAAGCAGTAAAATTTTTGAAGAAATTTAGTAAGTAGTATATACTTATATATATGAGATATTTTATTTACATATTATTTCTTGGTTTATTGTTCGGGCAAGATAACAAAACTTTTACCTTTTCAGAGGAAGAAGTTCTTGGGTTCACTAACAAAATCAAAGAATTAGAGTTAAAAGATAGTTTGAATGTATCTTTAGTAGGAGATTTAGAAAAACAAATTTTCCTATTAGAAGATAATGCATTATCTGATTCACTAATTATTGATTTTAGAACACATCAACTTCAGTTACAAAAAGAAACTATTAATTTGTATAAGGAAAAAGTTAAAGTGGTAAAACCTAAATGGCACGAAAACAAATGGTTATGGTTTGTTTATGGTGTTGGTGCTACAGCAATTTCAGTTAATCTTGCAGGACAAATAACAAACTAATGGCAACACAGATAAAAGAAGTAATCAAACAAGAGTATATTAAGTGTGCTCAAGACCCGGTCTACTTTTTAAAAAAGTATTGTATGATTCAACACCCGATTAAGGGTAAGATACCTTTTTCATTGTATCCTTTTCAAGAGGAAACAGTCAAAGAGATTAAAGATAATCGTTTCAATATTATTTTAAAAGCAAGACAGTTAGGTATCAGTACTTTAACTGCAGGATATTCTTTATGGTTAATGACATTCTTCCAAGATAAAAACATCTTGGTAATTGCAACCAAACAAGATACTGCAAAGAACTTGGTTACTAAAGTTCGTGTGATGCATGCAAATTTACCATCGTGGTTGAAACAAAAATGTGTTGAGGATAATAAATTAAATCTTCGATATGTAAATGGTTCACAGATTAAAGCAAGTGCAAGTGGACCAGAAGCTGCTCGTTCAGAAGCTCTATCATTATTGATATTAGATGAGGCTGCATTTATCGATAAGATAGATGATATATGGACTGCATCTCAACAAACACTTACAACAGGTGGTAGTTGTATTGCACTTTCAACACCTAACGGAGTTGGTAATTGGTTTCATCAAACTTGGGTTCAAGCAGAAGAGGGTAGAGGATTGTTCAATGATATTAAATTACATTGGACGGTACATCCAGATAGAGGACAAGAGTGGAGAGATGAACAAGATGAACTATTAGGTTTACAAGGTGCTGCACAAGAATGTGATTGTGATTTTATCACTTCTGGTACATCAGTTATTGATGGTGTGTTATTAGAAAATTGTAGAACAAAGAGTGTAAAAGACCCGATAGAAAAAAGAGGTATTGATGGTAATTGTTGGATATGGGAACCACCAAACTATACAAGAGATTATATAGTATGTGCCGATGTAGGTAGGGGTGATTCAAAAGATTATAGTGCATTCCATGTAATTGATGTAGAGAATGTAGAACAAGTTGCTGAATACAAAGGTAGGTTGAGTACAAAAGATTTTGGTAATATGTTGGTTAGTATTGCAACAGAATATAACGATGCATTACTAATTATAGAAAACAATAATATTGGTTGGGCAACAATCCAACAAGTAATAGATAGGGATTATCCTAATCTATTTTATACGAGTAAGGATTTACAATACATCGATGTACAACATCAGATGAATAATAAATTCAGAAGTGAAGAAAAGAGAATGGTGGCAGGATTTTCAACGACAATGAAGACACGCCCACTAATTATAGCTAAGCTAGAAGAATTTTTTAGAGAGGAGAGTGTAGTAGTTCGTAGTAATCGTTTGATTGATGAATTATTTACTTTCATCTACAATAATAATAGAGCCGAAGCAATGACAGGATATAATGATGATTTAGTCATGTCCTTTGCTATTGGTTTGTGGGTTCGTGATACTGCATTACGATTACGAACTGAGGGAATTGAATTAACAAAAAAGACCTTAAACAGAATGCAAGATGTTGATGGTCTTTATACACCAGAAGAGAACAAAAATGATTCTTGGGAATGGGATGTAGATAAAAAGAAAGAGTCATTAGAGTGGCTCTTGTAAGTGAGGTAAAAAATGGCAGACAAAACATTATTCGGTAGACTGAGACGATTGTTCTCAACAAATGTTATCGTAAGGAATGTCGGTGGAAAAAAATTAAAAGTAGCAGATACTGAACAAGTGCAGGCAGCAACAAAGTCACACTTGGTTGATAGGTATTCAAAACTACATAGTGGATTGGATATGGCAAATAGTGGATATTCAAGTTTTGCACAATTACAACAAGCAAGATTAGGATTATTCAAAGATTATGAAACTATGGAAGCTGATTCCATTATCGCATCTGCACTTGATATTTATGCTGATGAATCTACAATGAAAAATCCATATGGTCAAGCATTAGAGATTCAAAGTGATAATGATAATATAAAACAAATCTTACATAATTTGTTCTATGATATCATGAACATTGAATTTAATCTATGGCCTTGGACAAGAAACCTCGTAAAGTATGGAGACTTCTTTTTATACTTAGATGTAGAGGATAAGTATGGTATCACAAATGTAATACCAATATCTTCATACGAATTGGTTCGTTCAGAGGGAGAAGACCCAGAAAATCCATATTATGTAAAGTTCTATATGGAATCACAAGAATCACAACATCCTTATTTTACTCGTTCAAGTAATGGTAAAAAAATAGAATTTGAAAATTTTCAAATTGCACACTTCAGATTAGCAAGTGATAGTAATCTAATGCCTTATGGTAAATCTATTTTAGAAAGTGGTAGAAAGGTTTGGAAACAATTAACTCTTATGGAAGATGCTATGTTAATACATAGAATCATGAGAGCACCAGAAAAAAGAGTATTCAAAGTAGATATTGGAAACATACCACCGAATGAAGTTGATAACTATATGCAAAGAATTATCAACAAAATGAAGAAGACTCCATTTATGGATGACCAGACAGGTGATTATAATTTGAAGTTCAACATACAGAATCTTACAGAAGACTTCTTTATGCCAGTTCGAGGTGGAGATAGTGGTACAAATATCGAATCACTACCTGGAATGACTTATGAAACTACAGAAGATATTGAATATCTAAAGAATCGTTTATTGGCTGCACTTCATGTACCAAAAGCGTTCTTAGGATATGAAGAGGGATTAGGTTCAAAAGCAACATTAGCAGCAGAGGATGTTAGATTTGCTCGTACTATTGAAAGAGTTCAAAGAATTCTTGTTAGTGAGTTAACTAAGATTGCTGTTGTACATTTATACTCACAAGGGTATACAGATGCAGAGTTGGTAAACTTTGAACTAAACCTAACAAGTCCATCTACAATTTATGAACAAGAAAAGATTGAATTGTGGAGTAATAAAATAAATCTTGCTCGTGATATGAAAGATAATAAGATGATGAGTACGGAGTGGATTTATAAGAACATCTTTAACTTTTCTGATGACCAAATTGATACAATGGATAAAGAGTTGGTACATGACCAAAAAACTAAATTCAGATTTGACCAGATTGAATCAGAGGGTAATGACCCAGCAGATAGTGGTGAATCAGTAGGTACACCAAGTGATATGCAATCAGGTGGTTTTGACCAAGAATCAAAATCAGGTTCAGTATTTAAAGACGAGGGTGGTGCACCAGAGGGTGGATTTGATGGAGCAGGAAGACCAAAGGAAGTTAGTAAATATAACAAAGATGGTAGTGCAAGAGGTAGAGAACCACTTGGTAGACCAAAGATTCCGATGGCTTTAGCACATTATGATGGTTTGAAAAAATCATTTGGTAAACAGGCTAGAAAAGTTTTGAAAGAAACTATGGATAGTGAAAAAATTAATGAGGAATATAAAGATTTCAAGGAAGATAAATAACGATTTCTTGAAAGTTTTATATTTATATATGGTACGAATAAATAAAAATATTGGAGTGTTTGATGTCAACCCAAAAGAAGCATAATAAAATAAAAAATACTGGTATACTTTTCGAGTTACTTACCAGACAGATTGCAGTGGATGTAATGAATGATAAAAAAGATTCACCTGCTATAAAAATCATAAAGGAATTTTTCAATAATAAATCCCAATTGGGTAAAGAAAATGAACTTTATAAGATTTTGGTCGAAAAAAAGTACAAAAATTTAAACCAAGCTGAGATATTAATCGAAGCAGTGATTAAAAATCGTAGAAAATTATCAAATCGTAGATTAAGAAATGAAAAATACAATTTGATAAAAGAAATCAAAGAAAACTATGGTGTAAACGCGTTTTTTAATTCAAGAATTCCAAACTATAAAGTATTAGCATCAGTTTATACTTTATTTGAAAATGAATCTGTAAAAGAAGTAGTAGATTCTGTAGAGGAAACAGATTCAAAAATAACTATATTAGAAGCAATCACAGACACAGACATCAAATCAAACAAATCTTCTAATAAAGTGTTAGAGTCGTACCAAACTCAAGATACGGATGTAAGATTATTAACTTATCAGTTATTAGTTGATAAATTCAATAAAAAATACACAAATCTAAATGAAGCTCAAAAAAATCTATTGAGGGAATACATCAATAACTTATCAAACACTAATTCTTTGAGAGAATTCATAGATTCTGAAGTTACAAAAGTAAAATCTAAATTAAAATCACATCTAACAAGAATAGATGACAAGATTACTAAAATAAAACTTTCTGAGGCAATCAAACATACTGATACCTCAATTGGTGGTAAGTTAGTAAAGGATTCCCATGTTGTGGCTTTGATGAGATACTATGAGTTAATCAAGGAGTTAGACAATGTCCACCAAAATAACTAAAACAAGATTTAAAGAAATACTCAAACACCTTATTCGTAAGGAAATAGAAGAAGTATCCACGACTGTATCTGCAGGTGGAGAGAGTGGAACTGGTATTCATTATGATACACCTAAAGCGTTCTCTACTGGCTCTGGTCATCCAACAGATGGTGAAGTTGGTGGATATGAAAAGGTAAAAGAACAAGTTAATGAGGTAATGTTCGCAGTTAAAGTTGATAAGGGAGATGGTAATGTAATACAAACTATCGTTAACGCATCATCTAAATCACAAGCTAAAGCAAGAATTGCAAGAATACTTAAAGGTGGATTGAAGGCAATTAAAGATGTACAACGAGTTCAACCATCACTTGGTAAACAAATTGATAAAAAACTTGAATCAGTAAACGAAGGTCGTTATCACGATTGGAGAAACGACGAAACCTTAACACCAAAACAAAAAATTGGTAAAAGTATTCGTGAAGTTAAAAACTCACTAAACGAGTTAGATAAGATGGTTAAGATGGCAGTTAAATTAAAAACCGAATTAAATGTTGATTCAAACTCGTATTGGAAAAATACACATAAGGCAATCACAAAGATTTCAGAAAGATTAGTCAAGATGGCAAACAAAGTAGGGAACTTAAAATGAACGATAAATATTTAAAAGAATCGATTGATATCTTAAATAGAAAGTTTGGTGACCCGTTACCTACTCTTGAAGATACCATGAAATGGCATAAAGAGCAAAAATTAAAAGAATTAAAGTTTGGTTCAAAAGCACAATACGATAAGTATAAAAAAGACCATATCATCAAACCAGGTACAGAGATTGAGATTGATGGTAAAAAATCTGTAGAAAAAGGTGAAGCAAAACCAAATAAAAAAGTTGATAAACAGATGTCTAAAGCAGCAGATGATGCAAACGCTAAGATGGATGCAGCAGAAAAAGCAGCAAAGAAAAAGATGAACTTTCAAAGAGAGGGTACATTGATGGAAAACCCAGTCGTTGCAGCAGCAGTAGCTGCAGCAATGCAACAACAATCTATCTCTAATCCAAAAACTAAAAATAAAATAAAACTCTCTACTGCAATAAAATCTAAAGATTCGGCAATTGCTGAACCTGCTAAGAAAAAAGCAAAAAGTATCATACAAAGAATTAAAGATAAGTTCAAAGGTAAAGAAAAATCTGAACCTAAGAAACAATCTAAATCAGATGCAGCTTTCTACAAAAGACAATTTACTGGTGAGGTACAAGAGGGACCAGATGATGTAAGATTCGCAAGAAAAGCTATGAGTAAGATTGCAAAACATGAAGCATCATTAAGAAAAGCAATGTTTGAATTAGAACAGGCATTCTTAAGAGACCCAAGACCAGAAAACCAAAAGTTGGCAAAAGAAATCAAAAAGGCTTATAAGAGTAATGTGACTGGATTCATGAAAGATTCAGTTCAAATGATTAAAAGGATGAAGTAAGATGAAAAACCTAATTGTAGATTACATACCATTTGAAATATCACCAGAACAAATTAACGAATCCATGAAAGAAAATAATGGTAAGTTAGTTGTTAAGGGTGTATTACAAAGAGCAGATGCTAAAAACCAAAATGGTAGAGTATATCCAAAGGAAATTCTAACAAGAGAAGCAAAAAACTATGCTCAAAACTTTATTAAACAAAGTAGAGCGTTGGGTGAATTAGACCATCCAGATAGTTCAGTTGTTAATCTACAAAATGTATCACATAATGTAACTGAGATGCACTTTGAGGGAGATAGTTTATTAGGGACAGTAGAAATACTAACCACACCAAGTGGAAATATTTTAAGAGAATTATTCAAGAATGGTATCAAGTTAGGTATCAGTTCTCGTGGAATGGGTTCAGTAGAACAAGTTAGTGAAGCAGATGGAGATGTGATGAAAGTAGGACAAGATTTCGAACTTATCGCGTTTGATTTTGTAAGTAATCCATCTACACATGGTGCTTTCATGCATCCACTAAGTGAGGGTGTTGATAATACACAACAAAGTAGAACTTGTGGTAAGTATTGTAAAGCAGAAGATATCGTTAATAAGATTATAAGAGGAGAGTAATATGCCTGGTTTAGAAGATAAAAAACTACCAAACATACCTAAAGAAAACGATAGTTTGGGTGGAGACACTGGTTTAGAGGGTATACCTATACCACCTAATGGCCAAATTACAAACCCTACATTTACAGAATTTGCTGATGGTAACGATGCACCACAACCACAGAAAGGTAAAGTTGGATTAGAAGATTTTGCTACACCAGATAGTGGTAAGTTAGGAAAAACTTTTATCGGTGATGGATTGGCAAAGTAATGCCTTCCAAATCTAAAGCACAACAAAGATTTATGGGAATGGTTCATGCACTCAATAAGGGTGAGATGGACCCAAGTGATGCTTCACCAGAAGTGAAGAAAGTTGCTAAATCAATGACAAAGAAAGATGCAGAAGATTTTGCATCAACCAAACATAAAGGGAAACCAAACAAAGTGACACAAGAATGGTTAAAGAAAACAATTAGAGAACTAATTGAACAAGAACTAAACCTTGAGGGAACTTGTGGTTATGGTGAAGATGGTGAGTTAGGTGATGAACCTGCAGGACCACACCTATTAAAAATCAAAAAAGAATCCTTTTCAGAATTAGAAGCAGAGAAGTATGATAAGAAATTAAAATCTGCTATTAAAAATATTGCAAAGAAAGATAGAAAAAAAGGATTGATGTTGATGAACTTTTACAAAAAACATTGGATAGAGTTTATGATAAAATCAAAACAAGCACTCGGAGAATCTATACTTAACGAGGGTGAAAAAGAAAAGATTGAACAATTACTAATCAAGTATGGTAACACACCTGAAGATGCAAAACAAATGGTTAGTAAAACCTATGATTACATAAAGAAAGCTTATAGAAATGCAAACGCATCAAAGAAAGCAGAGATTATGTCAGGTTTGATGAAGTTTGAAACAACAGAACACATTGTAAAATTAGTTGAGAAATGTTGGAAAGGATATGAGAAAAAAGGAACAAAGAAAATGTTCGGTAAAACATATCCTAATTGTGTAAAGAACGAAAATATAAATCCAATATTCCATTTAGATGAAACTACTTACAAAGGGTTCGTTAAATATATGAATGATTTCTATGGGCCAAAAGGAGTTTATCCTGATAAAAAGAAAAGAACTCTAAAGATGAAAGATATTGGAATTGCATACTCAGTATTATTAAAGAAGAAACCAGATTTTGAAATCGGATATGATTCTACAGATAGAGAGATGTTAAGAGATATTTTAATGAAGATGAAAAAACTTGACCCAGATTATTCACAAAAAGAATCAGTAGATGAAAGAAAATTAAGTTCTCATCAAAAGAAAGCAATATCGATAGCTATACAGATGAGTGGTAATATGACGAATGCTGTTAAGAAGATTGAAAAAATTAAAAAGGGATTGTCTAATGACAAAAAAGTAAAAGATGCCCTTAAACTTGCAAATGAATCTACAAAAGAATACATGAACACTCAGTTGAAGAAAAAGAAAAAACGAGGATTAGAGGTAGAAAGTAAAACTTCTAATATGATGAGAAATATTCGTAAAGGTGGAACAGCAGGACCTTGGACTATTATTGTGAGTAAAAACAATAGTATAAAGAGAAGCACTATGGTGAAAAATTTAAAAGAGATTCCAGCATATATGGATGATATAAAGAAAAAATTTCCAAATCATAAGATTGGTATAGAATCTAAAGGTGGTAAGATAGTTTATAAAGAAGCAATGGATAAAAGACAAGCTGGTGAAACCTTAAAACAATTAGGTGGTAATAGGTTTATTATGATGACAGGAGCAAAACACTTTGGTGTAGGACCTAATGGAATGAGTTTCAAGATTGGTAGAAATTCCAAAAGAGTAAACCATGTCACAATAGATTTAGATAGAGGTAGAGATTTATATAACATGAGTTTTGATTGGGTAACCATAAAGGGAATTAAGAATAAGAAGAAACTTAAAGGTATTTATAATGACCAATTACAAGATATGTTCACAAAATACACAGGTATGTACACAAGTTTGTAGGAGATTATAGTGATTAAATTAACAGATATATTAAAAGAATCGAAAGTATCTTATCTAACAGAAGCTTTTAAAAGTAAACTATTAAGAAAATTTTCTGTGAGTAATAGAGGTTCGTTAGATAGAGATTTATATAGTTACTTGGCAAGATTGGGTTTAGAAGCAAGTAAGATTGAAGATAATCAAATTACAAAACAATCTAAATTACCTGGAAAGGGTATTGCAATTGCAGTAGCAAGTAAGAAAGTAACTCTTAAAGCAAAAGGTAATAGATATTGGGAATCTAATTTAGAAATAGATAAGGGAACAATTGTAAGTGTATTCAAAGATGGTAAATCATTATGGTACACAAAATCTTGGAGAAGTAAAGATATTCAAGTAAAAAATCCTACAGCGTATGGTTCTGAAGATATGAAAACATTCGGTTTAAATAAATACGGATGGCAAAGTCCAGCATCAGTTAAAAAGATAGATGGTATTCAATTTTATAAAATTTCACTTGAAGAAGATTTACCTTACATGGGTGCTTCAAAATTAAGAAAATTAAGGTCAAATATTAAAGATGGTTCTTGGACATGGAAAACTGATAAGGATTTCCAATATGAAAACGAAAGAAGATATGAAGATGCATTAAAGAATATCTACAATGACCCAGCAAAAGTAAAAAGTGTAATTATGAAAACAAAAGATTATGCTAATAAACTAATTGTTGGATTAGTAGGTGGTAAACCAAATGCACACTCTGATAAAATAATGAAAGGTAAAAAGTTAGACCCTAAAGATGAGGGTGATGTAATGAGAGCGTTAAGTGATATCACAACCGCTATGAATAAGTTTTATGAAAAGATAGATTCTTATCATATGGATTTAAAAAGAGATATAGAAGATAAGAAGAGAAATCCTGATAATGAATATATGGGATTCAACGCACAAAGAGTAGGAAAACAAATTGGTAGTATGTCCAATACGATTACTTCAGGTGCATTTGCGAGGATTTGGTAATGATTAAATTAAAAGATATTATAGGTGAAGATATCGCAAAAGATATTGCAAAAGAAATCACTGCACAAAACGAAGCACTTAAAGGATATGACCAAGCAATGAAAAAGATGTTAACCTTTATGAAGAAATCTGCAGAGAAACAACATAAAAAATCATTTCCATCTACATATGAAAGTGGTCATTGGGAACATCCCGCACATTTGAAAAAAGGACCAAAGTTTGATAGAATAGTTAATGTTCGTGCAAATGAACCAAAGAATGGATTAAGTGTTCACTTCTTTGTAGATAAAAGTAATGGTGATATTTATAAACCTGCTGGATACAATGGAAGAGCAAAGGGTGTAAGGGGTAATATCTTTGAACCTAAAACATATGCAAGATTCGATGTACATGGTGGGTGGTTATACAAAAGATGATTAAGTTAAAAGATTTAATAGTAGAGATTGTATTTCCAGATGACTTTATGAAAGAAATAAAGAGAGCTGAAAAGGAAACTGGTAAAAGATTTAAAGTACCATCAAGTACAAAAAAACTTTGTATGATGGCAAAGAAAGATGGTTTTCATAAATTAGATTATCTTGGTAAACCAGGTAAAGCAAGAAAACCAGATTCATTAATGTATCAAGGGTATGCATTTATAATGGGGTGGGGACATTCTAAGTATAAGAATAAGTGGGATTGGAGAAGTGATAAAAGCCAACCAGTTCTACAGAACATTCAAAACTCAAGTATTTATACGAGTTTGTTTGATTATGATTTTTTACAATACCATGTAACTACAGATTTACAAGCATCACAAGTGGTTGCTAACATACGACCTCGTGAAAAGGATGTAGAACCAGCATTTTATTTAGTTAAGGATTATTTAAATGCGTTTGGTACTCGTGGTAATAATAAAAGAGATGAAGAGATATTAATCAACAAAGTAGATTGGTGGTTAAACAAGAACAAAGTAGAAACAAGATGATTAAGTTAAAAGATTTAATAAAAGAAGAAGAATGTCATTGTGGAGATTCATGTTGTTCTGTAAATGAAAGTTTATATAATGTATCTCAAGATATGAAAGATGGGAAGTTCGATGAGAAGAATCCACAAGTACTTATATCAGGATATGGTGTAACAAATTTAAAGACATTACGAGATAGTTTATCACGAAAGTTTATGGATTTAGCTAAAAAATCTAAAAAGGGTGATGTTAAAAATGTTGAATACTTACTGAAAAAAAATGGAGTTCTTATGGGATTTGTTGATGCATTAGTTAATGCAAACAAAGAATTATCATCACCAACGATGAAAAGAAAAATTACTATGTATAAGAGGAATAAGTAATGCGTAAAACAATGACACATAAAATGTGGTCTCAATGGAAAGATTTTAGATTACAAGAAGTTGATGACCACGAAGGCCAAATGGCAAAAGGTCAATTAGAGAGAAGTATGGAATACTCTAAGATGATTCTTCAAAAGATTGAAAATGCTGATTCTGATGGTGATGGTGAAGTTCAATTACCAGCATGGGTACAATCTAAGTTAACTACATCTATGGAAGATTTACAGAGTGTTCATAATTATTTAGATGGTAAAGATGGTTTAGAGGAAGATTCAATGTATGTACCTGGTTCAATTAAAACCACACATAAGATGCATGTACCAATGTTAGGATATTCTAATGCAGAAGCAAAAAAGTTTGTAGAAAAAGATATCAATACAATGGGTAAATATTTTAATAAAGCATCTCAGTTATCTATCAAAACTATGATGGATGGTGTTAAAGGTGGAAGATATGATGCAATGGATATCATACAAAGTATTAAATCAGGTCCAGCACAAGATACAAGCGTAGGTGTACGAGATATGTTAATTGTGTTATGGAGTAAAGTAGATAAAAGATTTCGTAAATATCTTGGTGGTAAAAAGCGAAGTTCATGATATTTATTAAGGTATAAGGAGATACAAAAATGGCAAAGTTAAAAGACTTAATAAAAGAGAATTTTTCAGTAGTAGGTGGAGTTGTAACTACCCAAGTAATTGGTCATGGTACAAACACTGGTCTTACTGATATTGTAGAGGATATGTATGGTAAGAGTGAAAGGGTTTCTGCACATGATGTGAAAGAAGCAATATCACAATTTACTAAGTATTCAGAAACTTTTCAACAAGAAGAGAATTTGAAGAAGATTGCTGAAAGTTTAGCAGATATTGCAAACAAGGCAAAATCATATACCTTAAGTGAAACAGATGATTGGTTTGATAAAGTTACAGTCAATCGTAACATGAAAGAGTTAACAAACTTATCTAAACAATTTGGTAAGATTGCTCAAGAATCTAATTCATTACAACAAAGAATGGGTGGATTGTATGAGGATATGGGTCATGTACTAAATCGTTATTTTGAATTAGAGGGTGAACCAGAAGGTCAAGAAGATGATAAGATTAAAGCTGGATTAGAAGAACCTAAAGGCCACGATATCGAAGAGGGAGATTACAAAGTATTCTTTCAGAAGGCAATGAAAAAATTTGGAATTAGTTCACCAGATGAGTTAGAAGATGATAAGAAAAAGAAATTTTTCAATTATGTAGATGCTAACTATAAAGGTGAAAAAGAAACAGACTAAGAGGTTAATTTGGTAAAAGTAGAAGTCCGAAAAGGACAATCAATAGAAAAAGCTATTTCAATTTTCAAAAAGAAAGTAAAGAAAAGTGGGTTAATGTTAGAGTTACGAAAAAGGTCGTTCTATGTTAAACCATCTGCTATTAAAAGAGAAGAGAAAAATAAAGCTATTCTACGAAACAAGTATAAAGTACTTAAAGAAAAAGATTAAAATAATTCACACTAAGTGTGTATATTTTTTAAGTTTTATATATTTATATAAAACAAAATACACTTTCGTACATTCCGTACATCATAAAGTGTAACCGCAAAGATAATTAAATCTTATTATAGTTCCTAATAACTATACTGAATCCAATTACAAGGAAAATAAAATGGATGATTTACTAAAAGAAGCCATTGCAGATGCTAAAGCAGTTCGTGAAACAGCTTTAGAGAACGCAAAGATGGCACTTGAAGAAGCGTTCACACCTAAATTGAAATCAATGTTAGCACAGAAGATTCAAGCAGAAATCGAAGACGAAGGTGAAGACCATGATGTCGAAGAAGAAGGCTATGGAGACGAAGACGAAGAAATGGAAGTTTCTGATGAAGAAGCACCAGCAGAAGAACCTGCAGGTGAAGAATCTGAAGAAGAAGAAGTTGCTGAAATCGCGGACGAAGATGAAGATGCTGAAGAAGTATCTGAAATTGAAGACGAAGATGAAGATGCTGAAGTTTCAGAAATCGAAGACGAAGATGAAGATGCTGAAGAAGTATCTGAAATTGAAGATGAAGATGATGAAATGGAAGAAGAACTCGACCTCGAATCAATTCTTGCTGAATTAGAAGCAGAAATCAAAGAAGAAGATGAAGAAGACGGAGACGAAGAAAAAGTTGACGAAAACGATGTATCATCTGATATTGGTAAAGCTGATAATAAAGTAAATGCTAAAGCTAACGATTCTACTGAAACAGGTGCACAAGGACCAGAAGGCGAAGGTAAAGACGAACCTGCTGGAAAAGAACTCGATGACCACGATGTGGTTAAAGAGGGAGAAGCACATGATGAAGATGAAGAAGTTGACGAAGAAATCGATTTAGAAGAAGTCTTAAAAGCACTTTCTGAAGAGGAAGATGAAGATGAGACTCATGATGAAGTCGCTACACTTCAAGCAGAAGTTAAAGAGCACAGAGATGTTGTAAAATATCTTCGTGAAAAATTAAACGAAGTTAATTTGTTAAACGCAAAACTATTATTCTCAAACAAACTATTCCGTGCGTTTGGTTTAAGTAACGAACAGAAATTGAAAGTTGTTGAAACATTTGATAGAACTAAGAATCTTAGAGAAATCAAACTTGTTTACTCGACACTTGCAGAATCTTTTAGAGGTGTAAAAGTTGCACCTGTTAAAGTATCTAAAGGTTCAAGTTCTAAAGTTGTTGCTTCTACTAAAACACAAAAGGATGAAGTTCTTTCTGAGGGTGCTGAGTTAAAAGGGCGTTTCAAGAAATTAGCAAACATACTATAATTAGGAGACTAAAAAATGAGTGACAAATTCAAATCAGTAGAGTCTTTAATGGATGGATATAATCCACAAAGACAACTACTTGAACAAACTCGTAAATTGGTCAAGAAATGGGAACCAACAGGTCTTTTAGAAGGCATGGGTAAAGAACACGAAGTAAACGGAATGGCCGTACTTCTTGAAAATCAAGCTCGTCAATTAATTGATGAAGCTTCAAGAACAGGTACATCTGCAAACTCAGAAGAGTGGAGTGGAGTAGCACTTCCTTTAGTTCGTAGAATCTTTGGTGAATTAGCAGCACAGGAATTTGTTTCTGTACAGCCAATGAACTTGCCTTCAGGACTTATTTTCTATCTTGACTTTAAATATGGTACTGCACAAACAGACTTACACACTAATAACTCAGATGTATATGGTAATACATCAGGTTCAGGTGATGCAAGTGGTGGTTTGTATGGTGCTGGAAAATTCGGATATTCTATCAATGATAGTGATTCCGCGGCTCAATCAATACACGCTTCAAGTGTAGCATCTGGTACATATACATCAGGTTCTGTTGCATGGGGTGATGTTGACTTTGAACCAGACCTATCAAGTTCAGTAGTAACAGGTAATGTTGCTGATGACGGTCTTATGAAGATTAATGTTGCAACTGCAGCTTTATCTGATTATGACGAAGATGGTGTTAGAGCATTCTCAATTAGTGGTAGTGGGTTCGATGAATTCTTCCCAGCTTACACTACATTGAACGCTGCTAAAACACAAATCGCGTTCATCGTAAAGAAATCTGCTGCTGGTGCACCTGCTAACTTAGTGGTTTCATATCACAAAGTTAAAGGTACTAACTATGATAGAACAGACTTTGAAGCAACTGCTGCACAAGTCGATGCAAACCCAGAAACAGATATCGATATTCCTGAATTAGATATTGCGTTAAAGAGTATTCCAATCATTGCGAAAACTCGTAAGTTAAAAGCAGTCTGGACACCAGAACTTGCTCAAGACTTGAACGCTTATCATTCAGTCGATGCTGAAGCTGAACTAACTGCACTACTTTCTGAGTACATTTCAATGGAAATTGACTTAGAAATCTTAGATATGTTGTATGCAAATGCATCTGCAAAAACTGAGAAATGGAGTGCTAAAGTTGGTTACGAGCTAAACAACGCTGGTACTGCCTTTGAAGAAACAGCTGCTAACGCATCTGCTTACACAAAAGGTGAGTGGTTCCAAACACTTGGAAACAAAATACAATCTGTAAGTAACGCAATACACCAGAAAACTCTTAGAGGTGGTGCAAACTTCTTGGTGGTATCACCAGAAACTGCAACTATCATCGAGAGTATTCCAGGCTATGCTGCTGATACTTCAGGTGAAGCAACTGAAAAAACATTCGCAATGGGTGTTCAGAGAGTTGGTGCTCTTAATAACAGATTTACTGTCTATAAGAACCCATACGCTCAAGATAATGTAATACTTGCTGGTTTCAGAGGAAGCAATTTCTTAGAAACAGGAGCAGTATATGCACCATATGTGCCATTAATCATGACACCACTTGTATATGACCCTAAGAATTTCACCCCAAGAAAAGGTGTTATGACTAGATATGCTAAGAAGATGGTTAGACCAGAATTCTATGGTAAGGTCATTGTTGCTGATATCAACCTTGTGTAATTTGAGTTAAATTTTTTAACTTAAATGTACATTAGTACAATCAAAAAAGCCCTCAATTATTTTGGGGGTTTTTTTGTGTCTTGATATTTATTATTGTAATATTACATACAAAACTATTTAAATAGGAGAATACTATGGCTCAAGAACCAATTTGGCCAGGTAGTGGTTCAGATGCAAGTGGTTCAACACCATTTGGGTTTTACGATGAAGATTCAGACTTTCAAGGAGATGCTCCCAAATTTGCAACATGGTGTGCAAAGAGGATGGGTTATCCTATAACTGCAGTTGAACTTCAAGATACTCAATTTTATGCATGTTTCGAAGAAAGTATCACAGAATACTCAGCTCAAGTAAATCAATTCAATATAAAAGATAATCTATTGAGTTTGAAAGGACAATCTACAGGTTCAAATCTTACACATAAAAGAATATCACACACTATGAGTGAACAAATTTTCATATCAGAAACATATGGAAGTGAAGCAGGTGTAGGTGGACAAGTAGAACGAAAGAAATCTAAAATCACTATAAATAGTGGTTCTCAAGATTATGATTTAAACAATTTAATTGCAGACCCAAGTGCTAGTGGTGGAATAGAAGTTACGAGAGTATTCTATGAAAGTAATCCAGCAATCACAAGATACTTTGACCCATATGCTGGAACTGGACAACAAACAAACAATATGTTAGATGCATTTGGATTCGGTGGTTCATCACCAGCAATTACATTTATGTTACAACCAATATATGCAGATTTACTTAGGGTTCAAGCAATCGAATTTAATGACCAGATTAGAAAATCTGCGTATTCATTTAACATTGTTAACAATAAGTTGAGAGTATTCCCAAGAATTACGGGTACTGCTACTGCATCAATGTGGGTTGAGTGGAAAGAAATATCAGATAGGGATAATGCGTTAAGAACTCGTTATAGTGGTTCTGCAGATACAATATCAGATATCAGTAATGCTCCATATGATAATATGAAATACCAAAGTATCAATGATGTGGGTAAACAATGGATTCGTAAGTATGGATTGGCTTTATCAAAAGAGTTATTAGGTATGGTTCGTAGTAAATATGGTACTATTCCTATTCCTAACTCTGAAGTTTCATTAGATGGTGAAACATTAAGAGCAGAAGCAACTGCTGAGAAAGACCAGTTAATAGAACAATTAAGAGAAATGTTAGACCAAACAAGTAATAGGGCACTTATGGAAGCAGATAGGGAATCTGCGGATAACTTACAAGAGAAGTTAAAGAAAGTTCCTTATCCAATGTATATAGGATAAAATTATGGCAAGTAGATATTGGCCAACAAGAGATACTGAATTAGCCAAACGATTCAATGATGAACTCGTTGGTAATCTTGATAAAGGTGATTGTGGAATCATTGGACAAGAGATTATACTTTACAGAGTATCCACATATGAAACCGAAACTAATATGTATGGTGAATCAGGTGGTGGTAAAGTGTATGAGGCAGGAGTTAAGTTATCTTGTATAATAGAGGCAGAAGATTTTGATTTTGAAGTAAATGAATTTGGACCAGATGCTCGACAAGAAGCACAATTCCATTTCCAACGAGATATGTTAATTGATATAAACTTCAGACCAGATATTGGTGATGTTGTAAGTTGGAACTTAGGTTATTTTGAAATCACAAAAACAAATGAAAATCAATTAGTTGCTGGGGATTACAATAAAAATTGGACAATATCTTGTACAGGTACACTAACAAGAATCAATTCACTAAATATTGAACAAACAAGGGCGTTTTAATGAGAAAAAAACCGATATCGAGAAAGGCTCGTAGGGATTTAAACTCGATTGCGATTAGAGATGATTATAATCGTGGTAAACAATTACGAAGAGATGATGATAAAGTAAAAAATATCAGTAATCAGATTATTGATATGGATAGTGCAATCATGTACTATTTTAATGAAGTTATTAAACCTACAGTCACAGAAAATAAAGAAACAATCAAAGTACCCGTTATGTATGCATCACCTGAAAGATGGGTTAGTATACAAAAAATGGGTTTCATGAGAGATAAACGCCAACAATTAATTACACCTGCTATTGTGTTTAGAAGAACAGGTATGGAAAAGAATGAAAACATTCCAACTAATAAAATGGATGCTAATAATCCAAGAAATTTTCAAACATTTTCACAAAAGTATTCTTCAAGTAATCGTTACGACCAATTCAGTAGAACGATTGGTACTACACCAAATAAAGAATTATACAATGTAGTTATGCCAGATTATGTAACTCTAAATTACGAGTTTACAATATGGACATCATACATAGAACAGATGAACAAAATCATTGAAAGGGTAAATTACACAGATAATTCTTATTGGGGTGAACCTGGTAAGATGAGGTTTAGAAGTAAGATAGATTCATTTAGTGATGCAAGTGAAATGGATACTCAAGAAAGAATTATAAAAACTAACTTTAGTGTTCAATTATATGGGTATATTATACCTGAAGAATTTAACAACATGATAACCACTAAGAAACAATTAACACCTAAAAAGGTTATCATCAACATGGATGTTGAAAAAACTGCTGATGATTTTATAGAATCAGATAAGAGTGGTGGAGTATCAGTTCAATCACCAGTAAAGGATATATTCAGTATATCTACAAGTTTTCCACTTGTGTTTAACGCAGGAACAGGTGTTTCATTAAGTAATGATGGTTCACCATTTGATGGTTCACAACAAGTAAATCAAACGATATCTATAGGACAGGCAGTTGCACCAACAGATGATGTAACATTTAATCAAATTACATCCAACACATTAGTGTTTGGTAATCCAACCACATATTCCTATACAGGTATTAGTGGTAGTGTAAATATCACAGGTAGTTTAACAACGAGTGGTAATGTTACGGTCAATGGTGATATGAATGTTCTTGGAACACTAACTGCACAAGAATTTAAAACAACATTTGTTTCATCAAGTATATTATTTGAAAGTGGTAGTACTAAATTAGGAGATACTACAGATGATACTCACCAAAGAACAGGTAGTTTAAATATTACTGGTAGTTGGAGTTTAAATGGATATAGTGTAAATGAGATATCCAATGATAGTGGATTAACAGACCAAAGTGCAACAACACTTGTAACAGAAGCAGCAATGTCTGGTTTTACAGCAGGTTCTGTTACTGATAAACAAAACTATCTAAGAAAGAATTTTTATAAATCTTCAAATGGTATATTGAGTACAGCAACTGCAAGTTTCACCGCAGTAACTGCATCTGCACCAAGTGGATTTACTGATACTAATGAGAATGATTTCTTATTCTTTATTAATGGTCAATACATGGAACACGATGCTCTTACAATAGAACAAAGTGGTAGTGTATTTTTACTTCAAGTTGATACCAGTGGTATTGGATATGAATTAGAATCTGATGATGAAATATTAGCAGTTGGTAAATTTAATTCATAGGAATAGTTAATGCCAATTTTAAAATTTAAAAACCCAATTGTAATATCAGGTTCTGATGGTTTTGTATCTTCTAATAATGGTGAGTTAGATGCAACAAATAGGACAGTAACAGAATTTTCTATAGGACAATCAGTAGCAACTGGTTCAAGTGTAGAGTTTAATGGGGTAACACAACCAGAAAATCAAACTCTTGTTTTACCTAACCCAAATGATGATTCACAAAATATGGTATTAGGGTATGGATTTATAAGTGGTTCAAATCTTACATTCACAGTCGATACACAAGAAATAAGTGAAAACTATACTCACGAAGATAATGCAACAATAAATGGTAGTATAAGTGCTGGTACGATATTAACAGAATTAAGTTCATCTGAAGTTGTTTTTAGTTCTGGTAGTACAAAGTTTGGTGATACATTAGATGATATACACGAGGTAACAGGTAGTGTAACCATTAGTGGTTCATTCGGTGTAAATGGTAGTGATATCATCGCTTTTAGTAATAGTAGTGATGTAAGTTCGGCAAGAACAAATGTTCTTGTTACAGAAAATGTAGCATTCCAAGTACTCGGTGGAGAAGCAGAAACAGCAAATTTATACTTAAGAAAACAATTCGCAAAAGTTGGTACGATAAGTAATTCTACTGCTAGTTTTTCGGCAGTAACAGCATCTGCAGGAGATTTAACTACAACATCAATAACTGATTTTCACTTTTATTTAAATGGGATGATTTTAGAACAAGATGCATTAGAAGTACAACAAAGTGGTAGTACATTTAAAGTACATATGGATGCTAATTCACTTGGGTATAATTTATCACCCGATGATGAAATAGTTGCTTGGGGAAAATTTAATTCATAAATACCACATTGGTTTTACCATTTGTTGATATTTATTAGTATGAGAAAACGACATTGGAAAAATAGGAAAAACCGAAAGTGTCCATCGTGTAGTAAGATGTTAACCTATACGAGAAAAGATGCCTTTGATAGGGCAGTGGGTAATAATAGTGTGTGTAAATCATGTGCTCAATCAGATAGAAAATTAACATTGGATACGATTGAAAAAATGAAACAACCTAAAACTATTCAACATAAGAAAAAGATTTCGAAATCAATTACAGATTGGTGGGTAGACAGAAAACAAGAAGTAGAAGAATATGGCATTAATAGATAGTAAACAATTGAATCCCGCCTTAACAGGTTCGTTCACACTTAGTGGTTCATTAAGTGGTACTAACATTATACCTGCAAGTGCGATTGATGGACAACTTGGTATATTCTCACCTACAGGTTCACATCAATCTACAGATAATGATTTAAAAGTTACAGGTTCATTAAATATAAATTCTGATTATACTCAATCTGAACCAAGTTCATCTACAGGTATCATAACCAATAATATTACAAATGGATATCCAACATCAAATGCATGGCAAACAAGTTTAGAGGGAAGTTATTTTAATAATTTTACAAATGAAACTCATGTTAGTGAAATATTAAGATTTATTGCAGGTGCAATGAGTCATAGTTTAGATGTTGCAGATGCAGCACCAAATACAAAATATTGGAATACAGTCAGTACATCACACACAGATGGAAGTGAAACAAGTAAAAGTTCTTTACTAAATGGGGTGTTAGGTTCAACATATGAAAATGCAAGATTGAGTAATAGTTGGACTGGTTCAGCATTTATAGATTTAAGTGAGACAGGGTCTTACAGAGAAGTTCAAGATTATTTAGAACATAAAGGGTGGGTACAATCAAGTGATAGAGGTGATTCTTCAAATGATGTTGGAACGAATCCATTTCATGGAAGTTATGCAACAAGGATTCCATCTTCAAATATCACAACACAAGGAACCTTTGGTACATTTACAAACACTATAACTGCAAACGCAGGTGGTAGTACAGATGTAAGTAGTAATAGTAATTACTTTGGATTAGGAATACTAACGAGTGGTGGAGCAACTGCATATTCAGTACGAGTAATCGCTTCACAATCATTTAGTGATAATTATTCCGATTCAACACCAGATGCAAGTTCAACATATCATACATCATCTTTTGTAGATTACACACAGAGTTCATTTGGTACATCAAACGGGTTGATACTAAGTAAAATAGTAACATCACAACCTGCAGTTATTCCATCAGCATATCAAGATGGAGATTTCAATAGTGTTGCAGGACCAATAAGTGGAAGAAAATATACAGGTGGTGCAACGGCTGCAAATGCAATATCAGCAAGTGGATATTATAAATTACATGATATCGTGGTTGGATTAAAGACAGGTTCACAAAGTGATTTCATATACAAAGATGGTTCAGATGGAACTACAAGATTTTATTTATATACAGGTGGATTAACAACCGATATCACGACTGGTAACCCGACAGTAGCAGTTACAAGTTCTTTAAGTAGAACAAGTTTCTCAGCAACATCAAGAAGTTTAAGTGGAGCACCATATCTATTAACAACAAGTTATGGGCATGATTTTGTATCAGAGGTAAGTAAATCCTTTGACCCAGCATTTGGATATGGAACATCAGTAATGGTAAATTCAAATCCAACAGATACTTGGGATAATATTGGTTCAACATCATTAAGTAATACAACCACGACTGTAAGTAATAGTGGTGTATCATCAACAGGTGCAACTAATTATGTAATTGATAGAACAAGAACTACAAAGAGAAGTAGTGGTGATGACCCACAGATTCAAGATATTGCAGTTGCAAGTTCTTCATTCACTTTCTCACTTGATAGTAATAGTGATAATGTTGGACAAAATAGAACAAGTAACAACACTTTAAATTATAGTTTAACATTTAGAGCGACTGGTAGAAATTGGAAGAACTCAAGTGTAACTGATACCACACCAGCAGAAAGTTTTTATGATGCAACTCTATTTGGACAATCAAGTGATAGTGGTTCATTAGCAATTTATAGTAGAGCACAAGGATATGACCCTACTTCAGTAAATAGTACTACAGAGGGTTTTGATGGTGAAGATTTCAGAATAGTATTGGCAGACAATGTAACTGCATTTAATGGAGCATATTTCACAACAGACTCATTCCAAACGAATGATGAGGGGGATGCGGTTCTCGGTGATTATGATTTACAAGTAAAACCAGGTTACTTAGTAGACCCAGGTGGTGATTATGGATATTGGTTTAAAGAAAATTTTGGTAGTGGTACATACAAATATTATATAAGAAGATTCCAAAAATCAAGTGGAAACAAAACAAGTATGACTGTAAACTTGAATAACAAAACATTAGTGAATTGGAACTCTACTTCGGATGGAATTGCTTGTGCAATAATATTTAAAAGTGGTACAAGTGCAGGTGGAAATACAAGTATATCTACTGCAAGATTATTTGACCCAAGTGATACCACAAGTAACTTAATTGAAAGTGGAATAACTACAGATAATCATAAGAATCCATTTTCAAGTAATATAGATTTATATGGAAATACAGGTGGTAGTGTTTCAAGTAATACTTATACAATCCCTATGAGAAACTCAGATGGGATGTTCTTAGATTCTACAGATGAAGAACTTTATGTAGTGGTGAGATACAAGGGAGACCCATCACCAATACAATCAATAACATTGGGGTATAGTTAATGGCAATAGACCAAACTAAAAAATCAAATCGACTGTTAGGTAACAGAAGATTTACAAGTGATGCGTTAAATACCGCACAAGAATCATTTACCGATGTATTAGATTTAGGTGCAAGTGAAATATTTACAGAGACTCACTTAATTCCATCAAGTGGATTACCATTTAGTGGAAGTGCTCAAAGTGGAGAAACAAGTGGTGTACTAAAATATTACTTTAGACAAAGATTAACAAGGTCTAATGTTGCTAATGATGTATTCTTCTTTATGGTTCCGACAGGAAGTACAGGTGGAGTAACACCGCAGTTGATTCAAGATGGACAACAAACTAATTTTATATCACCTAAGTATTCAGTAAGTGCACTTGCAAACGCTAATACAGAAGATGGAACACCTGGTTATGGTGTTAAAGTATTTAAATCCACATCATTAGATAGTGGTTCATTAAGTGGTGGTGATATTGTATCAGTTAATGATTATCAGTTTGATTATAAAACAGGTGTAATACAATTTGAATCTGCACTTTCATCCAATTTAGAAGTTTATATGAGTGCTTATCAATATGTTGGTAAGAATTTAAGTACAGGTTTATTTGTTGATGGGGATATAACTGCAAACAATTATATTGTTAGTTCATCGGTTACCAACATAACAACACAAGAATTAAGTGGTTCATCTAAATTTGGTGATACCATAGATGATACACATCAATTTACAGGTAGTTTAAGTATAAGTGGTTCATTCACACCTACCAAAGATGATTTAATAGATTTAGGAAGTTCAACATTCCAATGGAAAGATTTACATTTAGATGGAACCGCAAACATAGATACACTAAGTTTGACAGATGGTTTCACTTACAATAATGTTACCTTTAATACGACTGGTGGGAGTTCAAACCACCTAAGTGTTACAGGTTCAGCATTTACATTTAAGGCAACTGATAGTTCAGATTTATTTACATTGAAAAATTCAAGTGATGAAATATCAGTACAGATAGATGATAAAGTAATAGTGTTGGGTGAATCTACTACAATACCTACTGCAATTAAGGGTGGTATGTATTATAGTAGTTCTGCATGGTTTTTAGGATACGAAAACTCACCAACTTAATATTTAATAATAGAGAAATAATACTCTAAAAGGAGAAAATAATGGCACAATGGAGAAAAGTAATAGTAAGTGGTTCGGCTGCGGAACTATCTTCTTTGACTTTAGACACTGCATTACCAGTAGCACAAGGTGGTATTGGTGGAACATCTTTAACAGATAAAGCGGTTTTAATTTCACAAGATAGTGGTACAGATGCAGTTGGGTCTCTTGCCTTAACAACAAACGGAAGTATAATCGTGGGTGGTTCAGGTGGACCAGCAGTAGAAGCAGCAGCAGATGTTGCAGGAACTGGTTTAACCGCGACAACTGGAGATGGAACATTAGTAATTAATGTTGATGCATCTCAGACAGGAGTTACAAGTGTGGGTACGCTTGGGGCTGGAGCTATTTCAAGTGGTTTCGGTAACATTGATATCGGTACTTCAACACTAAACGCAGGTAATACGACTTTAGATAATTTTACAAATAATTCAGCAGTAGCAGATTCACACATCACAGGTTCGATGACTGGTTCATTTAGTGGAGATGGTTCAGGTTTAACAAACATAGCAGCAGCAAGTTTGGATATTGATGCATTTTCAGCAGGAACAGCATTACATCAAACACAAGACCACCTTTTATATTCAGATAACGGAACAGAAAAGAAAATTACATTTAGTAATGTAGAGGATGCTATATTCGGAAATGTTAGTGGAGATGCAACAATCGCAGCAGGTGGAGCTTTAACTATTGCAAATGATTCAGTAGACAACAATATGTTAGCAAACATCACACAAGGTAGTATTAAAGTTGGTGGTGGTTCAAACGCACCTACTGATTTAGATGCAAAAACAGATGGACAAATTTTAATTGGTGATGGAACAGATATTAATTCAGTAGCAGTTAGTGGTGATATAACAATCGGTAACGATGGTGCTACAACAATTGGAGCTGATAAAGTTCATGGAACTATGTTAAATACAGATTCCGCAGATACTTCAACAATAGAATTATCAAGTGATACACTATCAGTATTGAAAGTTCCAAATGATTTAACCATAGATAATGTAACACTTAACTTAAATAGTGGTACAACATACAATGGAAGTGGAGCAGTAACTCTATCAGCAAAAACTGCAGCAATAGCAAATGGTGGGACTGGACTTGCAACTGCAGACCAGATTCATACATTCTATACTACAGGTGGTGCTGATTTAGCAACTGCATTGAATACGGATTTAGGTGGTAACTTTACAATAGGTAATCAATCAAGTGATACTGCTACATTTAGTGGTGGTGTTATTGTTACTGGTGATTTAGATGTAAATGGCTCATTAACCACAATTGATAGTACTAACTTGAGAGTTGCAGATAGATTTATCTACGCTTCAAGTGGTTCAACAAGTGGTGATGGTGGTTTGATTGTTGGAACTGGTGCAGGTGGACTTGGAACAGCTCTTGGATATGATGATTCAGCAAAGAGATGGTCATTAACGAAAGAAGATGATACGGCAGAAAATGCTACATCAATCGCACCAAGACAATATGTGGTATCAGTTAGTGGTTCAGCAGTTAATCCTGTTGCAGGTGCTAATCCAAGTGATTTTGGAACAAGTGCAACTGATAGAATTGGTATGATGCATGTTAACACAGATGATGGAACAATTTGGATTTATTCATAAACTAAAGTGAGGTTACAATGGCTTTTAATATTAAAGGCAAAACAACGAGTATAGTGAATGAAGTAGCTAAGTTTAAAAAGGATGAGATAGAGTTCTTGTTTGAATTAATTAAGAACTCTATGATTCCAGGTAAACATTTAGGTATGGCAATGGAAGTAGTTAATAAACTAAAATCGCAATACCAATTGATAAATAGAACAAGTGCGAAAGTACAAAAAGTTGAATCAACGAAATCCGTAGTTGATAAAGAAATTTCTAAGATTCAAGAAGAAGAAAAGCAAAGACTTAAAGAACAAGACGGAGAACTTTGGGTTGAAGAATAACTTATTGGCCTTGTTTGGCAACAAGGAAGTGGGCCGAGGGGTAACCAACCATAAGGAGATAAAATAGATGCCAAGTTGGAAAAAAGTAGTAACATCGGGTAGTAATGCCGTATTAAATGACATCACTTTAAGTGGTGATATATCTGGTGTAAGTGCATCTTTCAGTTATGTAACTGCCAGTAGAGTTGAAGTTGATGCATCTACTCTAACCATTGGTGGAACGGAGATTGGTAAAACTCAAGCCGATAATTTAAGAAATACCACTGGTACAAATACTGGTGATGTTACATTAAGTGGAACACCTGATTATATCACAATTAGTAACCAAGTTATTACAAGAAATCAAATTGATTTAACCGCAGATGTTACAGGAACATTACCTGTAGGAAATGGTGGTACTGGTGTAACTTCCATGACAAATCTAAAAAATGCATTAGATGATGAAACATGGACTTTTGCTGAAAAACTTACAGCAGATGCTGGTATAGATATTGATAACATCAACATTGATGGAACCACAATAGCATTATCTTCAGGTGATTTAACACTTGATGCAGCAGGTGATATTATTCTTGATGCAGATGGTACTGATATTATCCTTAAAGATGGTGGTACTGAATTTGGTAGATTCAAAAGAGATACTTCAGATTTCGTTATAAAATCTGCAACAAACGATAAAGATATAGTATTCAAAGGTGTTGATAATAGTGCAACCATAACTGCATTAACATTAGATATGTCAGATGCAGGACACGCTTTGTTTACTGGTAACATAAGTGGTTCTACAATCAGAGCAAGTGGAGATGTTATAGCGTTTAATTCATCCGATAAAAGATTAAAAGATAATATAATACAAATTGGAAGTCCATTAGATAAGATTAATAAGATTGGTGGATATGAATTTGATTGGAATGAAAACCAACAAGTATATAGTGGTCATGATGTTGGGGTTATTGCTCAAGAAATAGAAGAAATTATACCTGAAGCAGTTAAAGATAGAGATGGTGGGTATAAGGGTGTACAATATGAAAAGATTATACCATTATTGATTGAGGGTATCAAAGAATTAGATAAAAAAATCAAACATATCGAAAAGAATTGTGATTGTTTGAACAAATAGTTTTATATTTATTTATAGTAAATTAACAAGGAGTTATAATGGCAAAGAAAAAAGATACAGATAATGTTGTCAAGTTTACAGAAGACGAGTTAAAATCATTAGAGGCAGTAAGAAACGACTACCTTAATATTCAACAAGAATTCGGTAGAACCAAAGTAAGAAAAATTTTGGCTCTAAAACAAGTAGACGAGATTGAACAATATGGTGTTCAATTAGAAGCAGCTTATCAACAAGTACAAGATACAGAAGCAACATTGGCTAAAACCTTAGAAGAGAAATACGGAAAAGGTAATCTAAATGTGGATACTGGCGAATTTACACCAATTACTTAAAAAAAGTTCTTGGTTGAGTATATTTTGAGATTTTAAAATGATACTTATAGAGTAAGTATAAAGTTTTACTCACAATTTAATATTAATAGGAGAATAACACATGGCAGAGAGAATAGTCAGTCCAGGTGTATTTACAAACGAAAAAGACCTATCATTCTTACCACAAGGTATTGCTGATATAGGTGCTGCAATTATTGGTCCAACTGTCAAGGGACCAGCATTTGTACCCACCCAAATCACAAGCTTTTCACAATTTGAAAATATCTTTGGTGGAGTTGATAGTCGTTTCTATGTACCTTACACCGTCAAGGAGTACATTAAAAATGCTCCAGCAGTGACAATTGTTCGTGTATTAGGATTAGGGGGATATCAGAGCTCATCAATTAGATTAGCTATTTCAAGTTCTCTTGGTACTATTACCGCTGCAGTACTAAAACCATCGAGAAATGCTCCATCCTTAGACTTGGGTGGACCAACATCAGCATCAATAGCCGCAAGTGGTGATTTTGAAGCTGCTACAATAACAATCAATGGTTCTGCAAAGGCAATTTCATTTAACACAGGTTCTGCAAACTACATCACAAAGATTTATGGGTCAGACCCACAATCTACAAACAATGATGTTTATGTTTACAAGAACTTCAAAGACTTTCAATCATCCAATGGATTCGATGCAAATGTAAGTATGAGTATAGTAAGTGCTTCAACCTCAAATGGGGAAGATTTCACTCACGATTACGCAGTAGCAACTACACCTTACATCGTATCTCAGTTGGTTGGAAGTGCAAACAAAAGTTTATTTAAAGTAAATACTCGTTCACATGGAACAGATGTAAATGATAACTTTAAAATCGCTATTGCAGATTTAACTGCAGCTGGTTCAGTACCAGGTAGTGATTTTGGTTCATTTTCATTAAGAGTGTTGAAGAATAATCCAGGTGAAACCAATGATGGCGAAGTAATGGAAGAGTTTACTAATCTAAACTTCGATTCAGATTCACAAAACTACCTACCAAGAGTAATTGGTGATAGATATGTAACAATAGATACAAATGGAAAATTAACCTACAATGGTGATTGGCCAAACAAATCAGTACATATTTACATATCTGATTACATAACAAATCTTGAGGGTATCGATGAATCATTAATACCACATGGTTTTGCAGCAGCAAGTAATCCAACTCTTGGAACAACAACAATCCCAAGTGCAAGTTTTGTATCAACACAAAACAACACACTCGGTGTATTTGACCAAAATGTTTACTATGGTTGGAAATTTGCAGCAGAGACTAACAAACAATACCTTGCTCCAATACCTGCAAGTGCAGGCACTGGAAACAATGCAGTATTCTCACTTGAGAATATGTTAGGACATACCGATGCATCTACACTTGGTGTAACAACATACGCAGATGGAAGTGAAAATCTATCTTTAACAGCTGCAGCGAAATCTCAGTTGAAATTTGTTGTTCCTTTCCAAGGCGGATTTGATGGTGATGACCCAACAACATTGAAAGCAGTAGGTAATGATATTTCAGGTACAAACACACAAGGATTCAATTGTAATGATGCGAATGCAAGTGGTTCTGTTGCTTACAAACGAGCAATTAATGCAGTAAGTAATCCAGACGAGTTTGATATCAATTTATTGGTAACACCAGGTATCATACATGAATATCATAATTCAGTTACTAATCATGGTATTAGTAAAGTAGAATCTCGTGCAGATGCATTCTACATTATGGATGGTTCAAGATGGGGTAGAAGTGTGGCAAATGCAGTATCAGATATTAATACTATCGATACTAATTATGCTGGTACATACTATCCATGGGTCAAGATAATTGATGAAAGTAAAAATAAACCAGTATGGGTTCCACCATCAGTTGTATTACCAGGTGTGTTATCATTTAATGATTCTATAGCACACGAATGGTTTGCACCTGCTGGATTGAATCGTGGTGGATTATCATCAGTATTAGAAGCAAAAACAAGATTAACACATACAGAAAGAGATGAACTCTATGAAGGTCGTGTTAACCCAATTGCTTCATTCCCAGGTCAAGGTGTTGTGGTGTTTGGACAAAAAACATTACAAGGAAAACCATCTGCTCTTGATAGAATCAATGTAAGAAGACTGTTAATCAGACTTCGTAAATTCATTGCTTCTTCATCAAGGTTCTTGGTATTCGAACAAAACACAAGTGCAACAAGAAACAAGTTCCTATCTATAGTGAACCCATTCTTGAATAGTGTACAACAAAATAGTGGATTAAGTGCGTTTAAAGTAGTAATGGATGAATCAAACAACACACCAGATGTTGTGGATAGAAACCAATTAGTTGGTCAAATCTTCATTCAACCTACAAGAACTGCTGAATTCATCGTGTTGGATTTCGTAATACAACCGACAGGAGCAGCATTTCCTGAATAAGTTTATTAGTAAGTAATAGACAAACAAAAACCCCGCTTTTTCAAGTGGGGTTTTTTGTTGCTGTTTCTAATATAGTGAAACTCTGCATAACCCTTTCGATTTCAAATATGTAGTAATCGAGAACCCACAAATTTACATTTCTAACGCATCTAACCATTCCTCTATTTCGTTGTAAGTCATTCTACCATCTTCTTCAAGAGCTTCTCTCTGTTCTTGTCTTGTTAATGGTTTATCATTGTTCCATACTGGTCCAATATTAGTTTCATTTTGGAACTCAATATCATGTTCTGGTAATTTACCATTATCTCTATTCAATTCATAATTCATACAACCTATCGCAAAAGTTCCCATATCCATATTTCTATCCTTTTCTATCATTATTACACTATAATATAATGCTTTTAAACATTGGAGTCAAGTGTTTTTTTATTTTTTTTTCGCACAATACCAAGTACAATATTTACCATCTTTGTACTCGATAACTGCTTTTACTTTTTTACATTTATTACAATTCATTATTTATCTCTCATTTCTTATATCTTAATATACAACATAAAACCTATACAAGTCAAGGATTATTTTTAAAAAACTTCAATAAAACTAAGAAGAAAGTACTACTATAATTCACTTTTTTTTGTTTGCTGATATTTATTATCGAAGAAATTTTAAAGGCAAATACTTTAGGAGATAAAAATGGCCGATATTTTAAAACAAGACGAAATCTTTTTCAAAGCGTTTGAACCTAAAACTAAAAATAGGTTCATTATGGATATCGATGGTATACCGAGTTACTTTGTAAAAACAATGAATAGACCTCAAATCACATTTGAGGAGATTGAACTAAATCATATCAATGTTAAACGATACCTTAAAGGTAAAGGTACTTGGGAACCATTAGAGATTACTCTCTATGACCCAATCGTTCCATCAGGTGCTCAGGCAGTTATGGAATGGGTTAGATTACATCATGAATCTGTAACAGGTCGTGATGGATACTCTGATTTCTATAAGAAAGATATTACTTTCAATCTTTTAGGACCAGTTGGAGATAAAGTTGAAGAGTGGAAGTTGGTTGGTGCATTTATCCAAACAGCAAACTTCAACGATTTGGATTTTGCTAACGGAACGGATGTTGCTGATATCAGTTTAACACTTCGTTACGATTACGCTATTTTATCATTCTAAGAACGGAGGGCATATGAGTATGTGGGAAATTTTCAAAGATGACAATGAGTACAATGAGAAATCAATAATTGGTTTCGGTGCATTCACAATAATGGTTATTTTTGCAGGAGCAGATGTTGTTACTGGTATCATGGGTAAAGACTTAGTTATCAATGATGTAGTATACAATTCATTTCTATTCACTACTTTAGGTAGTTTCGGTATCGCAGGTGCTGAAAAAGTATTAGGAAATAAAAAATAAAAAAATAAATTCGTTTTTACGAAAGTTACAACATAATTATTATATATGGTTTTAAATTCATTTCATAGGAGATAAACAATGGCTGAGAATCAGTACGCGTTTCCTACTGAACAATTATCTTTACCATCAAAAGGATTACTATATCCTAAAGATAGTCCATTAAGTAGTGGAACAATAGAAGTTAAATACATGACTGCAAGAGAAGAGGATATTCTTACCTCTGCAAACTTAATTGAAAAAGGGACAGTAATTGATAAATTATTGGAAAGTGTTATTGCAGACCCTAAAATAAAATTAGATGATTTATTAATTGGTGATAAGAATGCACTCATGGTAGGAACTCGTGTGTTGGGATATGGTAAAGAATACAATATAAAAATCACAGACCCAGACACTGGTTTAGAAGTTGAAACATCATTTGATTTAACAAAATTAGAAACAACCAAACCAGATGAAAAGTTATTCAAAAATGGAAACAAATTTGAATTTACCTTACCTACATCTAAAAGAACTATAGAGT